ACCGAGGTCGAGTGGTCCGGCATCCGCGACTTCATCGACACCCAGGAAGGCAAGATCAGCCCGGACCAGCTGCGCGCCTACATGGAGCAGGGCGGGGTCAGGGTGGAGGAGGTCGAGCTCGGCGGCAGCCAAGAAAGCGTCGCAAGGGCCGAGAAGGCGCTTGTTGACTACCTGGTGGAGAATCGAGCCTTCACACCACGGGGCGCCCGCGACTATGCGCTAGATGCTGCCAGGGGCGAACTTAGCGTGCAGCAGATTCAGGCAATGGACGAAACGCAGCGTCAGCTTGCCGAGGATCTCCGCACCGCCTACCGCGCGCGCGAAGTAGAAGGGGCGAGCGTACAGACCCGCTTCGGCATCTACCAACTTCCAGGTGCCAAGCCAGGCAGCTACCGGGAACTGGCGCTGACGCTGCCGGCAAGACCAGGTGAACCGACGTTCGAAGTACCGCCCGGCCACAGAATGGGCCAAGACGCCGACACCAACCGCATAGCCCACATCCGCTTCAACGAGTGCACCACCTCCGGCGGCAAGCGCGTGCTCTTCATCGAGGAGATGCAGAGCGACTGGGCACAGAAGGGGCGGGACTAGGGGTTCGCAACAGCAGAGACGGCGAAGCGCATCGATGAGATCTCGGCTGAAATGGATCGCCTTGCAAAAGATCGGGAAATGCCGAGCAACAGAATCCGGGAAGAAAAGCGCTGGCACCAGTTAGCGGCTGAACGTGAAGCTCTTGTCAAGAAAACCCAAGGCCCGCCGGCGGCACCATTCGTAGGCAAGACCGAAGCATGGGTCACGCTGGTCATGAAGCGCATGATCAGGTACGCCGCCGAGAACGGCTTCGACCAGGTGGCATGGACCCGAGGTGACCAGCAGGTGGAGCGCTACGCCAGTGCCCTGCGCAACCAGGTAGACCGGATCGAGTGGACCAAGACCAAGGAGGGGGTGCAACTTGTGGGCCACAAGGCCGGCCGCCAGGTAGTCGACACCACCCAGAAGGAAACCGCCCTATCCGACGCCATCGGCAAGACCATGGCCAAGCAGATCCTCGAGGATCCGAACCAGAGCGGCACCATCGAAGGTGAATCGATCACGATCGACGACACCGGCATGGCCGGCTTCTACGACCGCATCGTGCCGAACGTTGCAAAGGAAGTGCTGCGCAAGCTGGGCGGCGGGAAGGTGGGCGAGACGACGATCGACATCGACGGCGCACAGAACACCCAGCAAGCCATCGACATCACCCCCGAGGTGAAGGCCAAGGCCATGCAGGCGCAAGCGCTCTTCCAGCGCGCCGGCCACATGAGCCCGCACACCTTCGACCAGTTCGACCACTCCCACATCGGCCGCGGCGAGGGCGCACAGGTGTACGGCTGGGGCACCTACCTCTGGACCAACCGCGCGGTCGGCGACTGGTACTACGCCAACTTCGAGCGCAACGCGAAGCGCGAGGCGGTCCTCATCCTGGTCGACCAGCCGATGGCGCAGAACATCATCGACCTCGCACGCCCAGACTTCAAGAAGCCGCTGCAGGAATACCTCGACTACATCAACAAGGGGCAGGGCGCCGACCAAGCGCACATTGCGGTGTACCGCAAGTACAAGGACATCCTGACCGAAGAGCAATGGGAAAAGTACGCCAATGCGCGTCTGGCCATGAACGACGCGATGCGCTGGATAAGCGCCAACGACGACCCCGCCTACCGCACCCCCGAAGGCCGCATGGTGCATGCCAGCATGATCGGCGAAGCCAAGCAACTGGCCGACGCCATCGCACAGGTGCATACCTACGGCTACGCCAGAGCAGCCCAGACGTTCGACAACCTGATCAAGCAGGCTGCCGCGCATGCAGAGAAGCAGGCCGCCGACCTGCAGCAGTACATGGACATGGCGCGCAAGGAGATGGCCGCCAAAGCAGAGGTCACTCAGATCACCGAGATCGGCAGGTACGGCTGGGGCAAACTGGACAAGGACAAAGCCGAGTTCCTGGTGCACCTGTTCGACGAGAACGGCAAGTTCCTGAACGAGCGATCGGTCATGGCGACCGACGAGCAGGATGCCATCCGCCAGGTAAAGAGGCAGTCGGAAAGGGACATTGCCAAGTGGCGGCAGATGATCGACGGCGCCAACGAGCGCGTCACCGACCTGCAGCGCACCAGGCAGATGGTGGATGAGATCACGGAGCCCCTGCTCCACAAGGTCAAAAAGCAGGGCGAATACTGGATGGCGGTAGATCAACACGGAAAGCAGGCCGGGCTAAAGCACCTCAGAAAGGAGCAAGCGGAGCATGACGTCAAGTACCTGAATGACAACGCCTCCAGAGACATCAAGCCCGGCTACGAACAGGTGAAGCCCGAGGTCAAGCCGGTGCGCCACTACACGGTCGAGGCACCGGAGAACGACATCCTGGTCGACTGGAGCAAGAAGGTCAGCGAACAGCCCAAGCCGGTGCTCGAGGCGCTGGAGAGAGGCGGGATCAAGGTGATCACCAGCGAGGATATCCAACAACAGGCAGAAAACCTCTGGGCGATGGAAAGGGAAATTCTTGAGGAGCAGGTGGAGCTGGCAAAGCCAGATGACAGGCAAAGCGCTGAGGCCGACCTGCATGCGCAACTCCCCGCGACGTCGCTATCCTATCGCCGCCGCGCCGAAGAATTCATCCGAGACAACGTCGCCGAACAATCCAAGATACCCGTGTTCGAGGGAGAATCCGGGCGCGACCTGTACGTCGAGATGATGCGGCAGTTTGGCTACCACGACGGTCCGCTGGACGGCCCGAACACGCAGTACGCTGCCCAGGCCAGCGAAGCCTTCGCCAAGATGGGCATCCCAGGGCACCGCTACCTCGACGGCAGCAGCCGGCGCCGCGGCGAGGGCACCTACAACCTGGTCATCTACGACGACAAGGCCATGCAGATCGTCCACATGGAGCAGACCAGGGAGCGCGGCTTCCTGCAGATCGGCGACGAGCGCAAGATGCTGATCGGTCTGGGCAAGGACGCAGACGCCAGCACCTTCATGCACGAGTCCGCTCACTTCTTCCTCGAGGTCATGGACGACCTGAGCACCACGGTGCCGGCGCTCAAGGCCGACATGGAGGTGCTGTTCAAGGAGTGGGGCATCGACCGCGCCGCCTGGGACCAGATGGACCTCAACGGCAAGCGCCCGTACCACGAGATGTTCGCCGAGAGCTTCGAGGTCTACCTGATGACCAACAAGGCGCCGACGCCGGAACTGCGCACCGTGTTCCAGCGCTTCCGCGACTGGCTGCTCGACATCTACCAAGTAGCAACCGCCACGGGCCGCAAGGTGAGCCAGCCCATGCGCGACCTGTTCGACCGCATGCTCGACGCCCAGCGTCGGGAAACGACCACCACCCAGGCGGCGCAGCCGACCGAAGGGACTCCTCCTCCTCCTCGCCCGGAGGGAGGCGAGCCGCCTGGTGTGGTGGACCCGTTCGGCTTCGAAAACACCGGCGAGCCGCAGCCGCCGGCGCCGCTGACCCTGGATGACCAGGGCATGCGCGAGATGATCCGAGAGGCTGTCGAGAAGGAATCCGGCTGGTACCAGATCGGCGGCCGCCACATGGGTGGCGAGCACGGAGTGCCGAACTTCTCCGAATGGATCCCCAACGGCCCGTGGTGGGTCGCCCGGCCGGACAAGAAGCTGAATGCGCAGGGCTACATCAATGCGGTCGCCAAGGCGCTGGTGGGCGACAAGCTGAAGCCGATCGAGCAGCGCGCCGTGCAGTACCTGCTCGACCACCTGAACCAACGCCGGGTCGACGAGTGGAAGGCAGCGCGCCAGGAGTGGGACCAGCTGTCTGCCGAGGTGGCGGCCGAGGGCCTGCAGCCGACGCCGGAGAACGTGATCGACGCCAACACGGTGGCGCGCGCCGCGGCGATCGACGAGGCCATGGTCGAGCGTCTGGCAATGCAGTACGATGGCGACGATGTCGGCTTCATGGCCGAGATCCGGAGGATGATCGATGCCCAGCAGAACCCAGCAACTGTTCAAGGCGGCGAAGGCAGCCAGGCTGCGGCGCCAGAAGCAGCCCAGGCCGCAGCCGTCACCGATGGGCGAGGCGACAGCCAACCCGCTGCGGGACGGCAGCCCGACGCCGCTCGAGAAGCCGCCGACGATCCCCTAGCCCGGGAAGCCGACCGGGTGGCTGTTGAAAACCCGGCCATGGTGCTACAGTTCGACCAGCCCGATGGGACGGTGGTACGCATGACCGCCGCCCAGTACCTCGAGCAGGTGCGCATGGAGGCCGAACTGGCCAGGCAGGACGTGTCGCTGCTCGAGGTGGCGGCCGAATGCATGCTGGGAGCCAGATCGTGAGGTCCATTCTGAGCGGCACCACCACCACGCGCAGGCCGACCGCCACGGTCCAGCCGCTGCGCGACCTGCAGGCCAGGCCCGCGGTGGTGCAACCCGCTCCGACCGACCCCCGCCTGATCACCTTGCTCGAGAAGGCACTCGAGCCCAAGCCGGCGCACGAGGATCCGCGCGTGGCCGAGCTCATGGCCAGGGTGGCAGCGCTCGAGCAGGCTGTTCAGGACGCAAGCCGGCGCCTGGCGGAGGCCGCCAAACAGGCCCAGACCATGGAAGCAAGGCTGCTGGCTATGCAGAACAAGAAACCCCAAGAGCCGCCCACAATCGTGGTGCAGCCGGCAGAACCCGCCTCCCAAGACCATGGCGACATGGAGATCACGCCGGAGCGGGACGGTGCCGGCCTGGTGCGGCGGTACACGATCAGGAGGATCGCGGCATGACCAACACCATCACGACGGTGCGCACATGGCTGATTTCGTAAACCCAAGCACGCTGGAAGTCGTCGCAAGCGTGAACGACATGCCGGCGCCGTGGCAGGTATGCACGCGAGCCCAGGTTGAAGCCGCGCTGGCAATCCCGCGTGAGTTTCGCACATGGGATGGCAGCGCCATCGTCGAAATGTCCGCGGCTGAGAAGTTTCCGCTGATCAAAGCCGCGCGCATCCGCGCCTTGGTCGCGGAAGTCAACCGCGTCGGCGGTATCAACTACCCTCCCGAGACCGAGGCACGCCTACGCTGCATGCGCGAAGAAGCCTACCGGCGCGGGCTGGCCAACCGCGCCGCCTACATCGAGACCGGCTTTGCGTGGCAGGACACCATGCTCGCCGTCTACATCCAGCGCCGCGCGCTGCTTGCGGCCGCCGGCGACCTCGCTGCGCTCGATGCCGTCAGCCTCGATCTGTCGTCGTTTGAGCCGACCGACCCGGCGGTCAGCGTGACCTCCGCGCTGATGATGGGAGACTGACATGGCGAGTGGCGATACCCTGGTCACGTTTTTCCCGGCGGACAACGAACCGCCGACGAGCAACTATGCGACGCTGGACACGCGCAACGGACATCCATGCCTGGACTTTGACGGAGCGACGGACGAGGAAGCGGTATTCACCGGAGTTCTTCCGCGCAACTACGCAGGCGGCGGGCTGACCGTGTATCTGCATGTCTCATACACCAGCGCAACCAGCGGCAGCGGACGATGGCAGGCCGACATCGAACGCATGGATGCGTCGAGCCTTGACATCGACGCCGATTCTTTCACCGGCACATTCCAAAGCGCCGGAGTGACCGCGCCGGGGACGAGCGGGCAGATCATCGTCGCTACCATCACGTTCACCAGCGGCGCGCAAATGGACTCACTTGCGGCTGGTGAACCGTTCCGTCTCAAGGTCCGCCGAGACGCGGATGGGACCAGCGGGACCGACGACATCACGACTGACGCTGAGTTGCTGGCCGTCGAGATCAAGGAAACCTGATGGCACGCGACTTCGCATCGACCATTGATGTCTACCCCGACTACGATGCGTTGGACATCACCAGCAATATGACCGTGGCGTGCTGGACGTATCCGGATACGCTGGGGCTTGCTGGTCGGTGGCTGGTGTTGCGCGATCAACACTTCGCATTCAACAACGGCAGCGATGGCATTCACTCGTTTGTGTGGTGGGACGGCACCAACGCCCGGCGAATGCGGCCTTCGTCAATCGGAACGGGTGCATGGAAACATGTGTGCTTTCAGGTGCAGTCAAACGATTGCTACAAGTTCTGGTTGAACGGGGTCGATTCTTCCGTTTCTGTGAGTTCATGGTTTGCCGCTTCCCGGGTGCTGACCAATCAGATGGACATCGGCGGACGTACCAGCGTCGGCGAGTATTGGGATGGGCGCATCTGCGAATTTAGCATCTGGGATGCGGTGCTTGATTCATCGGAGATTGGCGCACTCTACGACGGGTATTCCGCCTCGCTGATTCGACCGACTTCGCTCAAGTTCTACGCGCCTATGGTGCGCGACAACGTGAATTTGCGCGGGCCTGCGGCGACAACGATAGCGTCCTCCGTAGCTGCGCATCCGCGCATCATCAGGCCGCATCGCAGGATGGCGCGGAGGTTTACGACGGCGAGCGCCCCGGCAGGGCTGGCCGCCAACCCGATGCGCGGCGGTGGCGCCGCCGCTAACCCGATCTGGGGGTACGTATGAAACATCTGGGCGACTACGACGCCTCGACGGTGATCTATGACAAGTTTACCACCTACCGCCCAAGCACAGGCGCGGCCTACACGCTGGGCGGCACGCCTGCCTTGTCGGTCTACAAGGACAACTCCACCACGCAGAGCACGACGGGCGTGACCCTGACGGCCGACTTCGACAGCGTGACCGGACTGAATCACTTTGCCATCGACACCAGCGCCGACGGCACTTTCTACTCGGCTGGCAGTTTCTTCCAGGTGGTCATCACGACCGGCACGGTGGACAGCGTGAGCGTGGTCGGCACGGTGGTGGCATCGTTCACCATTCGCAAGAGCTCTGCGTTGAGGCCGGTGATCGCCGGCCGCGAGCTTAGTGTGGACGCGAGCAACAGGGCTCTGGCGGATGCGGTAGCGATCAGCGGTGATTCCGGCGCAGCCGACAACGCCGAGTCATTCTTCGACGGCACCGGCTACGCGGGCACGAACAACGTCATCCCGACCGTGACGACGGTCACCGGTCTGGATGCCGGAGCGATCACGGCAGCAAGCATCGCCGCCGACGCCATCACGGCAGCCAAGATCGCCGACGGGGCGATCGACGCCGGGACGTTTGCGACCGGAGCGATCACCGCCGCTTCGCTGGCTGCCGATGCCGGCGCGGAAATCGCCGATGCAGTGTGGGACGAGGCGCTTGCTGGCCACGCCACTGCCGGGTCCGCCGGCGCCGCCCTGTCGGCCGCAGGATCCGCCGGCGACCCATGGTCGACCCTGCTGCCTGGGGCATACGGCGCCGGCACCGCCGGCAAGATCGTCGGCGACAACATCAACGCCACCATCAGCAGCAGATCCACGCTCGACGCGGCGGGTGTTCGCACCGCGGTCGGGCTGGCCAGCGCCAACCTGGACACGCAACTCGACGCGCTGCCCACCGCGGTCGAGAACGCTGACGCTCTGTTGGGCCGCAACATCGCCGGCGGATCCAGCAGCGGCAGGACGGTCAAGCAGGCGCTGTACTTCCTGCGAAACCGATGGACCGCAAGCGGCGGCACGCTGACCGTCTACGAGACGGACGACAGCACCAGCAGCTGGACGGGTGTCCTGTCGTCCTCCGCCAGCGCCGACCCGATTACCGGCAATGACCCGGCATAGAACATGGCAGAGGGCATCCGCGGCCTGCTGGCGCCTTGGGTCGGCGGCGCCGCAGATGACCCAGCACCGGCGCCAACGCCGGGCGTGCGGGGCATGCTGGCCCCGTGGATGGGCGGTGCAGGGGTCGATGCAGCACCGACCGCCACATCAGGCGCCAGGAGCCTGCTGGCCTTCTGGATGGGCGGTGCCGGCATGGGGCCGGCTGTCGCCCAGACCGCAACCGGCGGCGCCCGCCGCCGCCAATTGGTCGATGAGGATGAGGAGTTCCTTGTGATGTTGGCCGCCATCCTGCCCCACCTCAAGCCATGAGCGCCCGCGACTGCATCACCCGGGTACAGACGGCCGCCGGCCGTCAGCTGTCCGACAAGGAGGTCGAGGCGGTCTTCGCCCGCATTCACCAGGCTGCGCTCGACATCAAGGCAGGCCGAAAGGCGCCGGCCGATGTCGGTCTCGGCCGCAAGCTCGAGAAGGAGATCGCCGGCAAGCCGGGCGCCGACGACGCCAGGAGCATGATGCAGAAGGTGGCGGAACGCGCCGCCGAGCAGCTCGAGGCGGAGGCGTCCGCAGCGGAGCGCCAGGCGTACCTGCAGGTGGTGCAACTGGGCGCCCGCATGAAGGACTACTCCGACATGGTGAAGGCCGGCACGGCGCCGCTGGATGCGGTGCGAGCCACGATCGCGCGCGACTACACCGGCAAGATCAAGGTCGAGAGCCTCGAGCAGCGCGCCATGGGCATGAACGACTACTATCGCTCCAAGCTGCTGCCGGTATGGGATGCCCTGGGCAACGACTTCATGGGGTTCCTGCAGGACAAGGACAAGCTGCTGATGCTGATCCGCGCGCTCCGCGGGGAGGACGTCATGGCGACCGCGCAGACGCACCAGCGGGCGGATGCCGCTCTGGCCATGAAGGGCGCCGACGCGTGGGCCAAGGTTGCCGAGGAGGCGCGCCAGCAGTTCAACGCCGCCGGCGGCACGGTAGGCAAGCTCGATGACTGGGGATTCCCGCAGCACCACAGCCAGCAGAAGGTGGCGGCCGCCGGCGATAACTGGACCGACCCGGCCGCAGCACAGGCTGCCTGGGTCGACTACGTGCTGCCGCGCCTGGACCGGACGCGCTACGCCGACGAGCTCGGCGTGCCGTGGGATGACGCCAGGATGCGCGAATTCCTGGGCCACGCCTGGATGACGATCGCCACCAACGGGCACAGCAAGGACGTGCCGGGCGAATTCACCGGCGCCGGCAAGCGCGCCAACCGCCACGCCGAGGAGCGCCAGATCCACTTCCGTGACGCCGAGGCGACCATCGAGTACTGGGAGCGCTTCGGCGAGCGCACCGCGGTGGAGATCCTGGGCAACCACATCGAGACCATGGCGCGCGACATCGCCTTCGTCGAAATGATGGGGCCGAACCCAAACACCACCTTCCGCACCCTGCGCGAGACGGCCCTCAAGGAAGCCTCCATGGGCATGCCGGTGCAGACCCCGCGACTCGAGGGCAAGGCCGCAGAGCTCGACATCCTGTGGGACTACGTGAGCGGCTCGGCGCGCCCAAGCGTGCGTCCCACCCTGTCCAAGGTGGCGGATGGCCTGGCCAACCTGAACGTGGCGGGCAAGCTCGGCGGAGCCGTCTGGGCGTCGGTGTTCGGCGACAAGCCCATGATGGAAGCGGTCAGCCACCTGAACCACCTGCCGGCCTTGCAGCGCTGGATGACCGAGCTCAGGCTGCTCAACCCTGCCAACCCGGCCGAGCGCCGCCTGCTGCAGCAGCAGGGCCTGATGCTGGATTCCGTACGCAGCGGCCTGATGCGGTTCTACGAGGGCCTGGGCCAGAGCGGCACCACCGGCCGGATCGCCAATGCCGTGATGCGGATCAGCGGCATGCAGGCGATCAACGACATCCGCAAGGCCAGCTTCGCGGTCAGCCTCGAGGCGGAGATCTACGCGCAGATCCAGCGCGGCCGCAAATGGGCAGACCTGGCCAAGGGTGACGTGCGCGCGCTGCGTCAGTACGGGATCACCAGCTACGACTGGACGATCTGGTCGCTGGCGCGCCCGACCAACGTGGCCGGCGTGGATGCGATCACGCCGGACGGGATCAGCAGGATCACCGACGACCAGCTGCGCCAGGCCGGCGCCATCGGCCAGGCAGACCCGCCCGAGGCGGCCGCCAAGGCGCGCCGCGACGCCATCGTCAAGCTTTTGGGCGTGATCAACACCGAGTCTGAGTTCGCCATCATCACCCCGGGATGGAAGGAGCGCTCGATGTTCTACGGGGAACTGCAGCGAGGGACATTCAAGGGCGAACTGATGAGGTCTTGGTGGCAGTTCAAGAGCTTCCCGTGGACTGCGTTCCAGCGTGGGATGGATGCCGTAGCCAACTCCGACACGCCAGCCGGCAAGGCGATCATGGTGGGCTACCTGATCATGGCCACCACCCTGGCCGGCGCGATGATCATGCAGGTGCGCGACATGCTGTCGGGCAAGGATCCGCGCAACATGTGGCCGCGGAAGGACTACGACAAGTTCAAGTTCTGGGGCGCCGCGTTCCTGCAGGGCGGGGCGCTCGGGATCTACGGCGACTTCCTCGCAAGCGCGAACCAAAGCCGCTACGGCACGGGCCCGCTCGAGATCATGGCCGGCCCGACGATCGGCCCGGCCATGAGCCTGGCGCTGGTCCAGCCCATGAACGCCGCGGCGAAGGCGATGGAGGGCAAGGAATCCCACATCGCAGCGCAGACAGTCGCGCAGCTGAAGGGCTTCGTGCCGGGCAACAACCTCTGGTACACCAAGGCTGCCACCGAGCACATCGTGTGGCATCGGGTCATGGAAACCCTGAGCCCTGGCTACCTTGCCAAGATGAGGGAGCGCGGCATCAAGGAGCGCGGCCAGGACTGGTGGTGGCGCCCTGGCGAAACCACGCCGGAGCGCATGCCTGAAATGGGGGCCGCATGGGCCGATCGCTGATGCAGGGCGCCGCTATGGCCTTCTTGGTCCTGATGGCCAATGCCGTCGCGGCCGGCATCGTGTCGATCGCAGCCTACAGCATGCCGCCCATGGACGATGAGGCTATCGGGACCGTGGTCGTCTGGGCTATCATCATGGCCGCCGCCGTGTGGGCGGCGGTCTGCTTCATGCAGGGAGCCATCGGCCAACTGCGCAGGAGATCCAAATGACGACGACGAGGACCGACCGCGCCAGCTACATCGGCGACCTGGGGATCAAGGCGCCGGTGCGCGCCGCTACTACCGCCGCCATCACGCTGAACGGCGAGCAGACCATCGATGGCGTGGCGATCGTGACCAACGACCGGGTGCTGGTGAAGAACCAGACCACAGCGTCGGCAAACGGGATCTACGTGGCCGACACCGGAGCATGGAGCAGGGCGCAGGACGCAGACGGTCCATACGACCTGGCCGACGGCACGATCGTGGTTGTCACCGATGGCACCAGCAACGGGGACAAGGCGTTCGGCCTGAGCGCCACCAACCCAGTCACGCCGGGATCCACGAGCCAGACCTGGGAGCAACGCTTCGACGTGTTCAGCCTTGGGGACGTGTCGTGGGTGGCGACCAGCCCCCAGCCGAACGTGTCGTACCTGGGACAAAACGCCAGGATCGGCGCCGACGCCGGGGCTACCGGCATCGCAATCTCAGGTGTTGCCCGCACCAGCGACACGGCCGATGCGGCCACGTCGACATCGATCGGCGTGACCGGCTTCGCCTACAACGACGACACGGGCTACAAGAAGCCGGCATACGGCGGGTACTACGAGGCCAAGCGCGTCAACGGCTCCGGCTGGGCCGGTGCGCTCGAGCTCGACGGTGTGAACCTTGGCACCTACCTTGGCGCCACTCCGTACACGTCGATCGGCGGCCAATCCGAGATGACGTTCGGTGCATGGATCGCGTCCGGCGGCGACGCGACCATCAACCCGACCGCCGCGGACGGCACGGCGGCGATCGGCATCCACAACAACGGCGCCAAGTGGGGCACCGGGATCCTGGTGACCCAGAACGCGCTGCGGGATCAGAGCGCCACCTTCGGTACCTACGCTACCAGGGTCGCCATGGCGATGGCCAAGGACCAGGGCATCCACTGGTACAACCCCGACGGCAACCGCGCCGCTCATCTGTCGAGCCTGTGCGCGGCCGGCCAGAAAAGCCTGGGCGTCGCCTTCGTCTCGACTGCTGTGCGATTCGTCGACGACACCGATGCGGTGCAGGCGCAGATCTACAAGACCGCCAGCGCGACCTCGTACCTGTCCCTGACCGGCAACGCCAGCGCGGCCCCTGAACTGGCGGCATCCAGCGACAGCGCATCAAATGTCGACATCACCCTGACGCCCAAGGGCACCGGCAAGACGCGCACCCAGGGGTACTTCAAGAACGACAAGGGCTTCGCGTTCTCGCCGCACCTGGCGCAGACAACCGACTACACGGTGACCGACTCCGACACCGTGATCACCTGCAACAAGGCAGGTACGCTCACCCTTACCTTGCCAACCGCCTCGAGCTACCCGGGGCGCATCCTGATCGTGCGCACCATCACCGCCAACACGGTGGTGTCCGCATCTTCGAACGTGGTGCCAGCCGCCGGCGGTGCTGCGGGCACGGCCATACTGGCGGCCACTGCCGGGAAAGCCGCCATCCTGATGTCGGACGGCACCAACTGGCAGAACATCCTGCCCAACTAACAAGGAGCAGCCATGGCCCTGAAATTCGCAGCCGACACCCCGTTCGGCATTCCCGCCCAGTACCACCGAATCCTGGCGGTGCACTACTACATGGACGACAACGCCGGAGAGGTGGTGTACGGAAGCTACATCGATCGCAGCTTCCGCGACGCCGGCAAGTTGGCTGCCACGTTCAAGGTGCAGCTGGCACCTGGCGTGATCAGAAACCCAGACACCGAGTTGTCGCGCGGCGAGCTATATCGGATCACCAAGAACGTGGCGCCAGCGCTGCGCAATGCCGAGGACGTTTGATGGTCAAGCAGGCAGCAGGCCGGGTGCGTCAGGCAACGAAGGCTGACCTGCCGTGGCTGGCATCAGGCAGCGAGATCCGGTTCTGCACCGCACTCATCGGCCTGATCGAGCTCGCCTGGGCACTGATCGGGATCGCCCCGGCACCAGACCGCAGCTTGTTCGCTGTCAGGCTGTTTGAGGCTGGCATGGGCTTGCCGTGGTTCGGCGTCATGGGAGCCGTGGGCATCATCACCCTGGCCGGCGCGGTTCTGCCGTGGCGCCGCGGCCGCCACATAGGCCAGGCACTGAGCGCCATCCTGTGGCTGGCCATGGCCGGCGTGTTCCTCGACCTGGTTGACCAGAGCCCAGTCGCCGCGACCATGCCGTTGTTCGCCATTTTCAGTCTGGGGATGCTCTATGCCGACACCAAGAGGAAGCCACGTGCGAAACCTGATTCCTGAAGAATGGATCGCGTTCGGCCTGGTCATCACCGGCGCGGTGGGGGGCTTCATCGGCTGGCTGAAGGCGTACGAGGAGTCGCCGGTCGAGCAGCCGCTGTCCATGAAGGTGTTCGGCGTGGTCCGGCGCGTCGTCATGGGCGGGTTCGTCGGATTTCTGATTTACCAGATGTCTCTCATCTACGACATGGGCACCGCCTGGGCCTGTGTCCTGTCCGGCCTGCTCGGCGTGTTCTCCGCCGAGGGCCTCGAGCTTGCGTGGCACGTAGTCAAGACCCGGGTGCAGGCGTTCACCAAGACGCCGCCGCCTGACCCGCCCCCCAAGTGAGCGCACTCGCCCTGTTCATTGCTGCGTGCAACAGGGTGTGGCGGTCGCATTCGACGACCGCCTGGAAAATCGGTATCCTTCTGGCTGCGCTGGCGCTCGCCCGCGCCGCAGCGATCGTGATGGGAGGAGTCGCATGATCACCCTAGACGAATACGCGGGGCCGTATCGCAACCACCGCGACTTCAACGACATCGAGAACCTCAAGTCGGCCTACACGCTGGTCAATGCCGTCGCCGAGGTGATGGTGCTGGCCACCGCCGAGGTGGAGTTCGTGAAGAACCCAGCAACCGAATCCTTCATTGCCGGCAACGGCAACGGTGGGTTCAGGCCGCAGGAGTCGCGCGTCGGCGCGCGCGCATCCAAGCACAAGCTCGGTCAGGCGGTCGACATCTACGACCCGCACCGACAGTTCGCCAGGTGGTGCCTGCGCAACCAGGACATCCTGATCGCGCATCGCCTGCACGCGATGGAAGATCCGCGGTGGACCCCATCGTGGGTCCACCTGCAGACGCAGCCGGTGGCATCCGGCAACTTCGTGTTCATCCCCAACAGCAGCCCGCCGCTGGCGTCGGCCCTGCCGGAGCAACTGGCATGATGGCCGCGTTGTCGGGGCCTTGGGGCGCCTTGCTTCGCACCGTGGGCGTGCTGGCGCTTCTCTACATCGCCGCCAGCAAGATCTACCAGGCGGGCTACAACGCCGCCGATGCCACGTGGACCAAGCGCGAACTGCAGGCGGTCCAGGTGGCCAGCGATGCCATCCGCCGCAACGCCCAGATCATCGTCACCGCGGAGCGCCTGGCCGCGCAACGCATGACCATGTCAGCGGACAAATACCTGAAGGAGGCGCGTCGTGCCAAACAAGAGCTTGATCGGGTCAATGCTTGCCTGCGCGATGGGCACTGCCGCATGTACGTCCGCGCCACCGGCGATCCGGGTGGTGGAACTGCAGTGCCCGGTGCCGCCGGACCCGCCGGCGGCCGTGATGGAGCCGCGGCAACCGAACTTCCTGCAGCGACTGGAATCGCTCTTCGAGATCTCGCCAGCGAAGCCGACGAGGTAGTGCGGCAACTGACGGCGGCGCAGGAGAACCTGCGCGCCGTCCTTGCCGCGTGCCGGGCTACGACACCGCCGCCAGGTACTCCGCCAGGCTGATGCCGAGCGCGCGCGCCTGCTCGATGTCCTCGATGCGCCGGCGCACACGCCCCTCCTCCACCGCCCCCACCTTGTAGTCCTCCGGGCGGCCCTCGAAGTTACCGGACACCATGCGCCGCGCCTGCAGCGCGGTGGTTGGCGGCGCCGCCATGCCCAGCTTCGCGTACCGATTCATCGACACGCGCGGCGCATTGAGCTCGCTCATGCCGGCACCGCCGACAGTTCCTCCGCCTCCTGCGGCGTGACGGTGACCTTGACCGTGGTCCCCAGCAGGTTCGCGATCTTGCCCACCTGCCCAGGCTCCGGCAGCGTCTGCACGCGGAACGTGACGCCCACAGACCCGCCGTCCATCGGCTCGAGAACCAGCTTGTCGATGTCGCCGCTCATGACCAAGTCGTCCTTCTGCTTCGCTCCGTGCAGGGTGACAAACCCGGTGAACTGCGCCACCCAGCGCAACGACGGCAGCGCGGAGAACCGCAGCGCCGGCAGGTGCCCGGCATCGTCGATCAGGGAGCCCTGGTCCTCCCGCGGGCCGTACAGCGCCGCCTTCAGGGCCGGATGAAGGTAGGACAGGAAATCGTTCGGCACGACGCCGGCCAACTTGATGTCGACCGCCAGCTTGCTCTCCTCGCCGTGCCGCTCCTCGCGCACGTTCAGGTGCGCGATCTTCACTTCGTGGGTGCTGAGATGAAACATGGAACCTCCTTGTGGTTGATGAAACGCTAGTCCTGCCAGGGCAGGTCGTCCGGCATGTCCGCAAACGGATCCGCCGCAGCAGACACCAGGTCGGCGCCATGCCGGCGCACCGCCTCCTTGTCCACCATTTCCTGCGCCATGCCCTTCGCCGGCGCCGGCGCCGGCGCGGCCGCAGTTTCTGCCCGAGCGCGAGCATACACCGACTGCAGTTCGGGGAACCGGGCCTTGGCCGCATCCTTCGCGGCGACCAGCCTGTCCAGGAAGTTCTGAACCTGCGACTGCTCCACCTCGCCGATGAAGCGGCGCATGCGCCGGTACTGGATCTCGAAGGCGCGTGCCAGGTCGGGGCCGGTCTTGGCCTGCTCGCACATGCGCTCGCCGGCCAGCAGCAGCGCCGCCAGCTGCTCGAGCGGCGGCACATCTTCAGGCGCCAGCACCGCTCAGGTGGTCTGCCACCCGGCCAGCCTGGCGCCGACCGACTCGTCCAGCCTGCCAACCTCCGCCCCGATGTCGCCGAACAGGCCCGACCGATCCTTGAGGTTCGTGGCCACGTTGCCGCTCACCGACAGCCCCAGCAGGGTGGTCAGTTCGTACTCGAATCCCGCCCGCTGCTCCGGCGCCATGCCGATGCGGGTGGGCGTCTTGACCATGCGCCCCGCCCGGTTCTGCGTCTCCACCAGATCCCAGCGAGTCTTCTGGCGCATGGTGCAGATCAGGTGGCAGGATGACGAGAGCAGCCCATCGACGAATCTTTGATATTCGGGAGTGCCATCCTGCCAGCCAGAGAAGGTGTTGCCCGACATCTTGCGCGCCGCCTGGTCGACCAGCTCGAGGATGCCGCCGGCGCCCGACCACGCATGCGTCACCTGGTCGACGATGACCACCAGATAGCCGGCCCGCTCGAACTGGCGCAGCGCGCCAAGGTAACGGTCCACGGTGTAGGGCGGCGCCAGGTCAATGGTATCAAACGGCACCAGGTGCGAGTAGAGCTGCGCGCTGGACCGCTCCGTGTCGATCACGCCGATCTTGCCGTCCAGCCCGCCACCGGCCGCGCCAGCGGCCTGCAGCGCCTCGACCAGCCCCTTCGCCACCAGCAAGGCCGACCAGGTCTTCCCGCCCCCGCTGGGAGCCGCCAGGCCCAGCCGCAGCCGGGCCTGAGAGCGCCGCGCCCGAACGATCTCGAATTCAGCCATGGCCGATCCCCAATCCTTGCAGGTCGGCACCATGCCCGCCGAGCACGCCCAGGGCACGCTGCTCCTCGATCGACGGCTCGGCCGCAGCAGTTTCCTGCGGAAACACTTTCATCTCCGCGTCCAACACCCCGCCAACCACCTTCGCTTCGGAGTCGGGCGGGGGGAACACCGCCTTCGGCTGCCGCGGCGCCGGCGCCACCTGGAAGTGGTTCGCCAATCGCTTCGCCAGCGACCGCAGATCCCGCGCGTCGCGCTGCAGGCGGTCGAACACCAGCTTCTCCTTGCGCGCCTCCTCGCCCACCCACGCCGGCTTGCCGTAGAGGTTCTCGATCGCCGCCGCCTCCTCGAGCAGCTGCCTCGCCGCCCGGTCCAGCAAACCCTTGTCAGCCAACGTGAACATCGCTCTTCCTCTTTGGAAGTGGTTCGCCAATCGCTTCGCCAGCGACCGCAGATCCCGCGCGTCGCGCTGCAGGCGGTCGAACACCAGCTTCTCCTTGCGCGCCTCCTCGCCCACCCACGCCGGCTTGCCGTAGAGGTTCTCGATCGCCGCCGCCTCCTCGAGCAGCTGCCTCGCCGCCCGGTCCAGCAAACCCTTGTCAGCCAACGTGAACATCGCTCTTCCTCTTTCGGCGGGAGTTGAGAACGTCCAGGCGGCCCGCCTCGAAACCGGCCTGAAACGACTTCACCATGACGCTGCGCACCTGGTCCCGCGTCATCCACACCATCGCGTTCTCAGGACGGCCAACCAGCATGCCGGCCGCCTGCGTCGCGCGACGCCGCCATGCGCGGCTGGGGTGGTTAGCCATGACGCCGCCCAATGATCAGCCGCAGCGCGCGCGCCGGGCAATCCAGAGCAGCCAGCCTGGCACGGCACGCGCGCAGGTTGACCATGGTCAGGTTGTACTGCGCGCCGTGCTCCGCGGCCTGCACCCGATGGTACTCCGCGGCCGACTCCAGGTCGGCAATGCGCCACCGAAGGCGCAAGATCTTCAGCCACTTCATCATCATATCCCCCTCGAAGGAAACGCCACAGACGCAACCACCTTCCGAGCGCGCGCCATGGCACGCACGCACTGATCAGCCCCCCCATCATCCTCCAAGAACATCTTGAGCGCGTGCACCGCACGATCGCGCTCGAGCTCCAGGATGACGGTATAGCAGGCCAGCGTCTCGATCACCCGCACGACGTTGGCCTGCGGCAGCGTCGCGATCACCTCAGGGCGCAAGGCGTAGGCAAACTCCGCCATGCTCTTGCTCTCCCGACCCAGCGACTCCTCAAGGCGGTCCCCCGCCCCGAGCCCGAACCAGTCGTCGTCGATCTTGCACTGGTTGCAGCGGTAATAGCCGCCGGCCCGCGCCGTGATGCGGTCGCCGAGCCCGCAAACCGGACAGCGGCAGCCGTTTGGCCAGAGGCGGGATTCCAGGTATGTCCGTGCGGTTTCCTGATCTGGAAACATGCGGAACAGTTCGGCGGTACTGATCGTGATTTTGTCATTCATTGCGGGCTTCCAGTTTTTTCGATGTCGGCGATTGCGTTGGCAGCGACGGTGCGAGCGAAAGTGCAAAACGCTGATGGCGGAAGGTTGCTGTCAGCAATACGCTTGAATTCTTGCAACAGCGTCATTTCTTGATTAACGGCAGCGGCGCGTTCAATTTCGATGGTGGCCGATAGAGTTGCAATGGTTTCTTCTCCCATCTTGCACTTCTCCTGCGCAACATAAAGGTGATAGCGCATTTCCTCCAGCACTGATTTTGCGAATTTCCTCAGTATTTGAGTTTGCAAATCCGCAGTGGTTTTTATAAGTGACTCTACCTGCTGCGCTGTAACGTCGCTCGCTGGATAGGATTCTGTTTCGTTCATTTATTCATCTCCCGAAGAACGCTTCCGCCAAGGCCGCGCTTCTTCAGAAATTCAACCGATTCGCGGATCAGCGGGTTTTTGTTGTCCGAATGCGCTATAGCGTATGACATGCGACGCACGAGACTAGCTAAATCCTGAATCAGCAATTCGTTGCTACCTCGGATTTCGCGCAGTACCTCGATGGTTTCGGCCGCTCGATATGCGAGATGGCATTCATTCCCTCCTGCCATATCACGCAGACGGACGGTCAAATCGGGTTCTTCAAATTCATTCATGGCAGTTCCTTTCCGCATGAATCGCATTTTCCGCTAGCGGCTTCTTCCTCGTAAGGATCGTTGTCGCATTGACAATAGGGACCATTATCCGTTTCGTCGCCGATGACTGGATAGAGTTCTCGCAGCGCGGCTTTTAAATCCTCATTCGCGTTTGGATGATTGCATTCAGGACACTTCGGCCAGTCTTTTGGATACACAACTGAGCAATACCAGCATGATGTGTTGTTAATCATGCGATGCATTCCTTTCCTTGGTAGCACTCAATAACCTTCCCAAATCGCAAGGAAGGTTTGTTTTTAGCGCAAGTCCAGCCCCATTTGGTTTCGACCGCATAAACCGGCTCGCCAATTTGATGCGCGAAATTGTGAGCCATGATTACGGCATCCGATTTGCACAGATCGTTATTGATTGAACCCCACTCGATATTCATTCCATGCACCGTTAAGCACCTGCCGAGTTCTTCTGCTTTCAGAACCCTGACAACCCTGAAAACTCGTGCCATGTTTATCTCCTGCCCCAGATCCCCGAGGCGCGGTGCGCTGGAACCAGCGCATGACCCCATCGTGCCACATGTCAAATTCAATTGCAATCATTTTCTTGACAACGCATTCCGGCAGGGGTATCGTGCCCACATCGACCATTCGGTCGGGGCGATACCGGCGCCAAACCGGGCAAGGAGAAGCAGCATGGACAACGACAAGCGAGTGGTGCGTTCGGTGACATGGCGCAAAGGCGACGATCATCACGCTGTGATCGAGATCAACCGCGGCGAATTGGTGTTTCAGATCGCCGGGTACGGTCAGGGCGACGGCAAGGTTACGATTGGCGGCACCGAGGCTGACGACATCGCCAAGCGCATGGCCGACATCGGGATCGACGCATCCAGCGAAGGCACCTACGCCATCGAGCAACTGGGCGTTTGCCTGGTTTACGCCAGCCCCACCACGTTCGGCCACGCTCTGGCCGACATGCTGGAAAACATCTAGCCGGAGGGCGGCCCGGCAACGGGCCGCGCCACTATGCGAGACTTCGAAGGAGCAGCACGACGCCGCCAGGAGCGCGAGGCGGCGCGAGCTAGCAACATGCAGCACATCGTCAACCTCAAGTCACAGGGCCTGAGCTACCAGGCGATCGCCGACGCCTTCGACAACCGCTGGTCACGCCAGCGGATCGAGCAGCTGCATAAGCAGGCGCTGGCCGAAGGCATGACGCCGATCGACGTGTCGGCCGGTGCTTGACAATGTCCGCACCAGCAACTACGATGCGCGCAAGTTGCCGGGTGGGACCGGACGACATGAGCGCAAGAGAGGCCCGACCAGCGGGCGGATTGCATGAAGTGGGGTCTGAGGGCGGTGCTCACCGCCAACTGACTCCGGGCCCCAGCCCCATGCAGTCCGCCCACTTGTCGGGCTTTTTGCATGGCGCCGGCCAACCCCGCACCCCGCGCGTGAGAGGTGGGCCTGAATGGGCTGCACGGGAGGAAACACCGGCAACCGGAACGCCACCGGCATGCCGACCCGGCGTAGGCAGCGCGACCGGGCGAACCGACCAGCACCGTGGTGGCAAGACGGCTGGCCGGGAAGGGAAGCGGCCCGTCTTGCGCACTTGGTCCTGCTGCAGCAGCGATAGCCCTGCAGCAGGGTGGAGAAGGTGGCCCTGTCCACCATTGGAGGAACCATGCTCAAACGCATCGCGGTAGCCGCCGCCCTCATCAGCAGCCTGGCCAGCGCCCAGACCGCCCAGACATACTGGTCGGCCAGGACCGAAGCCGGCGGACGAATCATCCTCACCCTTGCGGCGTGCCCCAACGAGCGCCGCCTGTTCGCCATGTGGACCGAGGCGCCTGGCGGGCGCCTGCTGCACGGCTGCTGGCACCTGTTCCATGACCGGGTGCAGGTGGTGTACGAGGACGGGAGCCGGTATGCCTACGACCCGGCTGGGTTCGTCAAGCACGACGGCGCCGGCGCACCCGCGGGGCGGCCGCTGTGACGCTGCACCTGCTACCCCCGCCGCCGCCCACCGGCACCCAGGACTTCGAAGTGTTCTGGAAAGCCTACCCGCGCAAGCAGGCCAAGGGTGATGCGAGGCGGGCCTGGTACGACACCCGCAACATCCGCCCCCCGCTTGAGCACCTACTGGCCGCCATCCAGGCCCAGATGCGCACCGACCAGTGGGCCCGCGGCTTCGTGCCCAACCCGGCTAACTGGCTGCGCGACGAGCGATGGGAAGACGCCACCGAGATCCAGACCATGGACCCGGCCGAGCTCGAAGCGGAGCGCCGCCAGGCCCAGCAGCAGGCCCGCGAGCAGGCGCGCGCCGCCTGGGAGAGCCTGAGCCCCGAGGAGCGGCTGCGCCGCATCCAGGAGCGGAGGAGGCAGGCATGAGCGGCATGATGAGGTTCGCCTCCGCCGAGGAATTCGACAAGTTCCTGAAGAACAGCACTGCGCGGCTGCGCCCCGAGTCGCGCCGCACCCCACCTGCCACCCCGGCGCCGGGCACCCCTCAAGACCGAGGGCCCTTCTCCACCCCCGGCACCGCGCCACGCCGGGAGGCGCCGGCGCACCGCCCGGCGCCGGGACTGGCAGGCCCCAAGGAATCCGAGATCGAGCGCCGCTTCGCCCAGCAGATCCGCGCCGCCGGCCTGCCCGAGCCGGAGCGCGAGTACTACCACCTGGTGGGCAGAGACTTCCGCCTGGACTTCGCATGGCCCGACCGCAAGCTAGGCGTCGAGATCCAGGGCATGGCGCACCGCATCAAGGGCAAGTTCAACGCCGACATCGAGAAGCGCGCCCTCGCGCTGCTGGCGGGCTGGACGATCCTCGAGGTGAACGGCGCCGCGGTGCGAGACGAGCGCGGCATAGGCTGGCTGCAGCAACTGATCAAGCGCAGATGATCCATGGAACAACACCCACCAAAGCCGAGCGAGAGTGGATGGACGCCATCACCCGACTCGGATGCATCGTCTGCAGGATGCAGGGCCGGGGATACGTCCCAGCCGCCGTCCACCACCTGCTCTCCGGAAGCCGTCGCATGGGTCACCTATGCTCTATCCCGCTATGCGACCCAGGACACCATCAGGGCGCTCTGCGCAGCTCTGGAGAGGTCTCTCGCCACCCAAACAAATCCGAATTCGAGCGCCGGTACGGAACCGAGGAATGGCTCCTCGAGCTCACCCGGCAAGTAGTGAGGAGCGTGAAACCATGAATGTCCTGATCACCGGCGGCACCGGCTTCCTGGGCCGCCGCCTGCTTGCGCACTACGCCAACCGCGAGGACACCCACCGGGTGTGCTGCTACTCCCGTGGCGAGGCCATGCAGTGGAGGGTGCGCGACACCATCGATGGGCACCTGTCTTCCGGCACCCAGCACAAGCTGCGCTGGATGATCGGCGACGTGCGAGACGCAGAGCGCCTCGAGCGCGCATGCCGCGGTGTCGACCTGGTCATCCACACCGCAGCCCTGAAGCGCGTCGAGGTCGGCGAGTACTGCCCGAGCGAGATGATCGACACCAACATCGGCGGCACCCGGAACGTGATGCACGCCGCCACCCGCGCCGGCGTGAAGTGGCTGGTGCTGATCAGCAGTGACAAGGCGGTCCAGCCCCACAACGCCTACGGTGCCACCAAGATGATTGCCGAGAAGATCGCCATGTCCTGGCACACCGAGAACCACGACAGCCCGGCGGTCGCGGTCACACGGTACGGCAACGTGGCAGGATCCACCGGCTCCGTCATCCCGATCTGGCGCGCTATGGGCAAGTGCAACATCCGCGCTGTGGGTACAGATCCAGAGGCCACTAGGTACTGGATGAGCGTCGAGAACGCGGTGTCGATGATTGATCGCGCCGGCGAGATCCTTCGGGACAGCATGCCAAACATAACCGCGACCGGCCCGTTCGTCATGGTGCCCACCTTGGCTGCTTACACGCTCGGTGACCTGGAGCACGCGATGTGGGACCGCGGCGAGTTCCTCAAGCGAGTGGAATGGACGGGCTTGCGCGCCGGAGAGAAACTTCACGAGTCCATGGTCAGCCCGCTCGAGCTCGGCGAATATCACAATGCCGGCACCGCGTCCGGCTACTACTACACGCGCAGTGTCCGCGGCGCCGGCGGGCCAGACAAGTCAGCGGGCCACCAACTGACCAGCAGCGCAAGCGCGCCGCAGTTGAGCACGCAGTTCCTGTTCGACGCGTTGGCCCTTGTCCCTAAGGATGAAGAACTATGGTGAACGCATTCCAGGTTGTGAAGGACTTCGAGCAGGCGCTCTGCGAGTACACCGGAGCGCCGCATGCGGTGGCGGTCAACAGTTGCACCATGGCCATCCTGCTGGCGGTCTCCTGGTACCTGCGCGGGATCGATGACCCGGCGGCGCGCGTGGTGGACTGCCCCAAGCGCACGTACGTGGGCGTGCCCATGAGCATCGTTCACGCCGGCGGCATGCCGCGCTTCGTGGACAAGGAGTGGGTGGGAGAGTACCGCCTGGACCCCCTGCCGGTCTGGGATTCCGCGCGCCTGTTCACCAGCGGCATGTACCGCACCAGGGCCATGCAGTGCCTGAGCTTCCACTGGTCCAAGACGCTGGGCATCCAGCAGGGCGGCGCCATCCTGACCCACAGCGCGGTGGCAGCCAACTGGCTGCGCCGCGCCCGCTTCGACGGCCGGGCGGAGGGCGTGCCGCCGATGGCCGACAAGGACATGATCATCGGGTGGCACTGCTACATGAGCCCGGAGATCGCAGCCGAAGGGCTGGTGCGCATGCAGTTCCTGCCGAAGCACAACGACCCCCTGCCGAACAGCGCCTACCCTGATTGCAGCCGCCTGGCGTGCTTCGGCGGCGACGGAAAGCAGACATGAACACCACCGAGAGCAAGGAACTCGAGATCGACGAGGAGCGCGGAGCGGTCATCATCAAGCACCGAATGCCGAACGCCGACATCGTCTACAGCCTGCATGACGGCCAGGCCGCTCTGATGATCGCCGAGACCGCGGCGCGCATGAGCTACCGCGCCGCCTACGGCAAGCCCAAGCCCGGCGTGCTGGTCAGCCTGGCCGACCAGGTGATCAACCGCAAGCGCATCACCCTGCACCGGCGCTTCATGGTGATGATGACCAGCATGCAGGCCGAGGGGCGATCGCTGGATGTGCAGGCCACCCAGCTGGTCGACGCGGCGCTCAGGGAGTTGACATGAACACCGAAGGCCCGATCTGCATCATCCCCGCCCGCGGCGGCAGCCGGCGGATCCCGCGCAAGAACATCCGCGAGTTCCACGGCTTGCCGATCATCTGGTACAGCCTGCAATCCGCAAGCCAATCCTTCCTGTTCTCGCGCATCATCGTGTCGACCGACGATGACGAGATCATCAAGTGCGTCGAACGCTTTCCGTACGATGGCACCACCATCCAGACGCTGCGCCGCGACCCGGTCATGGCACTCGATCACGTCGGCACCCAGGACGTGGTCCGTCACGTGCTGCACCAGCTCGAGGAGCAGGAAAGCCGCGAGCTCAGGCACGACCTGCCGGTCTGCTGCCTCTATGCCACGGCGCCGCTGATGTCGGTGCTCGACCTGAAGCACGGCATGCACATCATGCTCGAGCACCACGCCTGGTGCCTGTCGGTCGGCACCCAGCCCCTGGCAGACGCCGGCCAGTTCTACTGGGGCAAGGCGCTCTGGTACAAGCAGGCGCTCCGCCTACTGACCACCCAGACCCGCATCCTGCCGGTCGACCCGGCCAGGGTGTGCGACGTCAACACCGAGGAGGACTGGCAGCGAGCCCTCCGCATGTACGACAGACTGCTGGACAGACTGCTGCCCAACCAACGAGGAAGGTGACCATGACCACGCAATCCAGGATGTGGGGCGGGAAGTTCGGCGACGACTACCACGCCAGGCAGAAGGCCAACCACAAGGGCAGGGAGCAATACCTGGCCGACGTGGTGCCACCCCGGGCCAGCGGGATCCGCACCCGCGTGCTCGAGCTCGGCTGCGGCCGCGGCGACAACCTCCGCGTCTTCAAGAAGTGGGGCTGGCCGGCCGCCGGCATCGAGATCAACCCGGAGGCTGCCAAGGTGGCGCGCAAGCGCTACGGCAACGTGTGGTGTGGGGACATCACCAAGTGGCCGACGGACACCGACCTGCGCGCCTTCGTGGACAACTGGGAGCCCGACATCATCCTCACCCGCGGGTGTCTGATCCACATCGACCCCAGAAACCTGCCGCCGGTGTACCAGATGATCCGCGACAGCACGGCAAGCGAGGCGGTCCTGGGCGAGTACCACGCGCCCGTGGCGACGCCGGTGCGCTACCAGGGCAAGGAAGGCATGATGTGGCGCGGCGACTTCGCGGCGCCGCTGATCAACACCGGATGGGTGCTGATCTACGCCACCTTCCACAGCCGCCACGGACCGGAACGGCAGGACGACATCACGACGCTTGTGGTGTGGCGATGAGCGCCAACAGCACAGATTGCGCCACGTTGCCGCACGGGCACCTGCTAGAGCACCTCGCCGAGCTTGAGGCCGAGCGCGACGCGCTCAAGGCGTTGCTGCGCGATGTTCTCGCTGAGTACCAGAGTCGCGGCTGGTTATTTCCAACCGAGCAGCGCATCAAAGCCGCCATCGACGCGGCGAAGGGGGAGTGATGAAGCCAGCTGCATATATGGTCTGGGCGCCGTTCACAGGGCCGGCGCAATTCACAACCGATCCTCGCGCTCCTGCTATGACAGCATGGCGCGCAGGCTATACCTGCACCCCTCTAATCACCGAACATGACGCCCTCGCCGCCGTCGAACAGGCGCAACAATGGCAACTCGCCGTCGATCAACTTCTCTCCGGCTGGCACTCAACCGCCGACAGCTACGCCAGTCCGCACGAAGCGATCAAGGCGCTGATCGCGTTTGAGGTCACGGCCGCGCTTGACCCGAAAGTGTCGAGCGATGCGGCGGCGTTGGTCGATCAGGCGCGGCGGGAGGCGTTAGAGGAAGCGGAGAAAGTGTGCGAATCTCTCTCGGCTGTCGGTGGTGACGAATGGACAATCACGCGCAGCAAGGCGTTTCACGACGCGGCTGTAGCAATCCAGGCGCTCCGGGAGGGGAAGTGATGATACGAACAACGATCAAGACGGCGTTGGCTAGCGTTTATGGCCGCTACGAAGGCCACGTTCATTTTGCGTATTGGTTTGAAGCCGAGGTTGTGTACTCCACCGCCGTACCTGGGTTTCAGGAAACCAGACTCTCCATCGTGACAGACCCACAACCATCACGGCATGCAGACTGGGGCCGTAGCGCGATGAATGGCATAACCCACCGGGCGCGCGGGGAGGCGTCAACATGGACAGCGGAGCAGGTCAGCCAAGTCAACGACGAGGCGGATCGACTGGCGGCTAAGTTTGAAGCGCGCGGGGCGACTGGCGTGTACACGCAGGAAGGTCTCGACTGGGCCAAGCAGCGCGCGGAGGAACGGGCGAAAAGGATCAGGGTGGAGTGATGGCAACGTGCGATCTATGCGCCAAGAAGTGCAGCGCCAGCGACATGACTCAACTCCGAGACATCTACCGGATCGAGGGAGTGGAGGACATCTGTGGTGACTGCCGAACGTGGGCAGACAAAGAACTCGATCGGTTGCGTGCTGCCGTCGCACCTCAGATGCGTGAGGTAATTGCAAAGCGCATCGGCGCACCACCGGCAACAGAGAAGAAGTCGATCTGGCGTCGCATGTTCTCGCGCGGGGGGGCGCTCAAGTGACCAGCCACTACATACGCTGCGCCACATGCAGCCGCGAGATTCTCTTCGGCCTCACCGACCCGGGGCAGGACATTACCTACACCTGGCCGGCCCGCCAGATGCGCGGCGAGTGCCGGCGCCGCCTGAACCCATGCCGGTTCGAAGCCACCACCAGCAACGAACCGCTTCCCATCCTGGACCAACTTCGGCTAGGATTGATCACCGACGAGCAGGCGCACCACGCCATGCGAGTCGGCACCTGAGGAGGTGACCATGCAATTCCAGCGCTGCAAGACGTGCGTGATGCCCAACACGCGCCCCGACACCCCGTTTGTCAACGGCGAGTGCCAGGCATGCATCAACCACCGGGCACGGCGAGAACAGCCAACCAACCAGCGCGCTCTGGTCGAGCTGCTCGACCGCCACGACGGCCGGTGCGTGGTCCCATCGAGCGGCGGCAAGGACAGCCACTACCAGGTGCATGCGCTCCAGGAACTGGGCGCCGACGTCATGTGCATCACGGCCACCACCTGCCACCCGACCGAGATCGGCAAGGCCAACGTCGAGAACCTGGCGCGCTACGCCACCACCATCCAGATCACCCCGAACACCGACCACCGAGCCCGCATGAACCTGGCCGGGCTGGAACTGGTGGGTGACATCAGCTGGCCCGAGCACGCCGCCATCTTCTCCATCCCCCCCAAGGTCGCCGCCCAGATGGGGCGCCGCCTGGTGGTGTACGGCGAGAACCCGCAGGCCCTGTACGGCGGCCCGGTCGGCACGGAGCGCTACACCACCATGGTCGACACCTGGGCCGCAGAGTTCGGCGGATACCTGGGTCTGCGCCTGGACGACGTCCAACACCACGCGAACCTGCGCAGCAGGGACGTGGAGATCTACCGCCCGCTGCTGCGCTTGTCGGACCATGTCACCGCCATCTTCCTGGGCCAGTACCTGGGCTGGGACAGCATGCGCAACGCCAAGGTGGCAACCGAAATGGGCATGCGCTCGGTGGTAGTCACGCACGCCAACTGGTGGCTGGCCGAGAACCAGGACAACGCGCAAACCGGGCTGCACGACCACATGATGTACCGCAAGTACGGCTACGGCCGCGGCTGCACCCAGATCAGCGTGGACGTGCGGGAAGGGCGCATCAGCCGCCAGAACGCGCTCGAGTGGGTCTACGATGCCGACGGTCTGTTCCCCGAGCGCTACGCCGGCGTGACGATCGGCGAGGTGCTCGAGCGCATCAACATCAGCGAGGACAGGCTCTGGCAGATCCTGGACCGCTTCACCAACCACGACCTGTTCGACGGCGAGAAGGCCGGCAGGCCGCTGCTCAAGGGAGGATGGAAATGAGGGGATCGCTACTGCTGGACATGCTGGCGTCGCTGGTTGGCCAGGCCCGCGCCATGCCGGCCAAGGCCGCGCCCAAGAACGCACGCATCGGCTCCATCGGCCGCGCGCTTGGCAGCGTCGCGCGCGACAAGCGGGCAGCCAGGAAACGCAGGAACGTGATGCGCGCGCGGCGCGCGGGGCGGTAGGATGCCATTGGCGCACCGAATCATCCCCGTCCTACTGCACGATCGGCACATCCTGATCAAGGGCAAGGGGTTCGACTGGCACCGCCCCATCGGCCACGTCCAGCAGGCCGCCCGCATCTACGCCACCCGCGGCGTGGATGAACTGATCCTGCTGGACATCAATGCCACCGACCGAGCCATGGGTCCGGACGTCGGCCTGATCGAGTCGATCGCCGGCCCCCAGTTCACCCCGCTCACGGTCGGCGGCGGCATCCGGCACCAGGCAGACGTGCAGGCCCTGCTCGACGCCGGCGCTGACAAGGTAGCCATCCGGAGCGCCTGGCGCCGGGATCCCACCGTGGTCCAGAAACTGGCAGACAGGTACGGAAGCCAGGCGATCTGCGTGGCCATCGACTACCGGCTCCGCACCACCACCCTGGCAGCCGTGATCTCTGCCGCCCAGCAAGCCCAGGACGACGGCGCCGGCGAGATCCTGCTCACCGACATGGACCGGGAAGGGGCGTGCCAGGGGTACGACCTGCAGACCATCGCCGCCGTGACCGACCGCCTCGAGATCCCCGTGATCGCCCACGGCGGGGCCGGCAGCTACGAGCACATGGCCGGAGCGATTCTGGCTGGCGCCAGCGCGGTCGCAGCTGGCACCCTGTTCGCCTTCCACGACGCCACCCCCAGGCAGGCTGCCGAATACATGGCGGAGCGCGGCATCGAGGTGCGCGCATGATCACCCTCCACCCGGTACACCAGCGCGGCGACCAAGCCGTGATGTTCTTGTGGAAACTGCTCAAGGAGAGGCGGCCACACCAGAACATCAGCCACGACGGCAACCCCGTGTGGGAACGCCATGTTGACTTCGTCAAGGCCCGCCCCTACCCCTACTGGTATCTGGTCTATGCCGCCGGGCGCCCGGTGGGTATGATCTACCTGACCGCCGAGGGCGCCATCGGCCTGCAGATCGCCGAGATGCACCACCGCAAGGGCTACGGTCGCCAGGCGGTGGCCGAGCTCATCAAGCGCCACCCGCGCACCCGATACCTGGCCAACGTGGCGCCAGGAAACGCCCCAAGCCACGCGTTCTGGCAAGCCTACGCAACCGCGCGGGTGATCCAGCACACCTACCAGATCGACAACGGAGAACTGAAAAATGGCAACGGACCAAGCGAGCCCTGAAACCCCGACACTGGCAGACCAGCTGGCCAAGGATCCGGCCGGCATCATCATGGCCATGCTGTGGTGCAACAGGCACCGGCTGCAGGACATGACCATGCTGCTGCCCATCGAGCAGCTGGACCGCTTCCACGCCGCGCTGCGGTACAACGAGCAGAACCCGATCCTGCACGTGCAGGCCAGCCGCCGCGCGATCGTGGTGTACATGCAGGACGCCAACGGCAACCAGATCATCCAGAGCGAGAGCACCGAGGCCGACCAGGCCGACAAGGAGCGTGCGGCCGCCATCCACCGCGCCGCGGGCAGCGCCGAGCAGCTGATCGCGGACCACCGCGCCATGGCCGCGCGGGGGGAAACCAGCGACAGCCTGACCCAGGAACTGTACGACTCCCTGGCCATGCTTGCCCGGGCAGCCCGCCAATGACCGCCCTGCGATTCATCGCCGAGTTGAGCAGCAACGCTGCGACCAGCCTGGGCGAGGCGATCCAGCTGGTCGACGAAGCGGCCGGCGCCGGCGCGACCGACATCAAGGTGCAGTGCTGGTCACCCGGCACCATGGCGTTCGACGGTGCGTACATGATCCCGTCCGGTCCATGGCAGGGTCGCGACCTGGCCGAGCTTTACCGGGCCACACAACTCCCGTGGGAGTGGATCAAGCCGATCGCCGAGCGCACGCGTTATCTCGGCCTGCGCTTCGGCTCGAGCGTGTTCGATCATGCGGCCTGCGAGTACATCACCGCCATCGGCGCCGACTTCCTGAAGATCGCCAGCTTCGAGATCACCGACCTGCCGCTGATCGGCTACGCGGCCAGCTACGGGATCCCGCTGATCATCAGCACGGGCATGGCCGCAGGCGATGAGGTGGACAGGGCCGTGATCCGGGCGCAGCGGGCAGCGCCGGCGCCCACGCCGCTGGCATTGCTGGCCTGCAGCAGCAGCTACCCGTGCCGCCTCGAGCACGCGCACGTGGCCAGGGTCCGCGCGCTGCGGTTCCGCCATCCGCAGGTAGAGGTGGGGTATTCGGACCACACCGAGGGAACCGAGGCGGCAGCGGCGGCGGTGGCGCTCGGCGCCACCATCATCGAACGCCACATCGCCCTCGAGGGGCAGCGATCGGAGGATTCACACTTCTCCGCCAGGCCCGTGATGTTTCGCGCCATGGTCGAGGCATGCTGGAAGGCCAGCAAGGTGACCGGCGGTGGTGCGCTCGGCGCCGCACACTACGAGTTGCACCAGCTGCGCCGCGGCCTGCACTGGGCGCAAGACTTCCCTCCAGGCCACGTGGTGGCCCCGTCGGACATGGTCACCGCTAGGCCGAGCAGCCCGACGCCGATCCATCTCCAGCACAAGGTGATCGGCAAGCCGCTGGCCGTGGCCGTGCGGCGCGGGCAACCCGTTGATTTAGAAGGGCAGATAAATGGCGGCTAGAAAATTGACACCCGGTAAGCGCGCCGATTTGACACTCGAGCAACGCCCGATCGCCACCGTCAAGCCGAGCCCCAAGAACACCCGCGCGCACAGCCCGGACCAGGTAGACCGCCTGCGCGCCAGCCTGAACCGGTTCGGATGGACCAAGCCGATCGTGGTCGACGAGAAGGGCGAGATCCTGGCAGGCCATGGCATCTACCAGGCCGCGCTGCAGGACGGCCGGGAAGCCGTGCCGGTGGTGGTGCGATCCGGCCTGAGCGCAGCCGACAAGCGCGCGTACCGCATCGCAGACAACAAGCTGGCGGAGCGATCGACCTGGGACCAGCAGATGCTGGGCATCGAACTTGCAGACCTGCAGGCCCAGAACTACGACATGGCGCTGACCGGCTTCGACCAGGCCGAGATCGCCGACATGCTGACACCACCGGCCCAGGGCGCCGACGAGCCGCCGCCGGCCGTTCCCAAGCCCAACCCGATCAGCCGGCTTGGCGACGTTTGGCAGATGGGCGACCACCGCCTGATCTGCGGCGACAACAGCAAGCCCGACGTCATGACCGCCTTGATGGCCGGCCGGCAAGCCCAGGTGGTGCATACCGACCCGCCATACGGCGTGAGCTATCAGGCCGAAGGCAAGAACGCCAAGGACGTGATCGAGGGCGACGACAAGCGCCGAGCCGCCCTGCGCGCCATGGTGGCCGCGGCGCTGGGCCAGGCCATGCTGCACACCCGCCAGGACGCCGCCTTCTACATCTGGCATGCCGACAAGACGAGCGACGAATTCGTCGCGGCGATGCGCGATGTCGGGCTGATCGAGCTCGCCATGTTGATCTGGGTCAAGCCAGGAGGCTTCATGGGTTGGTCGGACTACCGCTGGGCGCACGAGCCGTGCTTCTACGCGGCCCGCCAGGGCGTCGAGCCGGCCTTCCACGGCGACCGCACCAACACCACGGTCTGGAACCTGCAGCATGCCGGCGTGCCAGGCCAGCCAACCGCCATCGGCAAGGGCGTGGTGCTGGTGGCACCCGACGGCCAGGAACTGTACGTGACCGCCGGCGCACCCAAGGGCAAGAAGGTGCGCCACATCCACGTTGCCAAGGATCCCGTTCTGCTGCAAGGCAGCACGGCAACCGACGACGTCTGGATGGTGGGCCGGGACGACGGCAGCGACATCCACCCAACCGCCAAGCCGGTCGAACTGGCGCGCCGCGCGATCGTCAACAGCAGCGTCGAGGGCGACATCGTGCTCGACCCGTTCTCCGGATCAGCATCCACCATCATGGCAGCGCACCAGACAGGCAGGATCGGGTACGCTGCGGAACTCGACCCCATCTACGTCGACGCCGGCGTGCTGCGCTGGCAGACCATGACAGGCCTCGAGGCCATCCATGCCGAAACAGGCAAAACCTACGCCACCACCGCCAAAGCCCGCCGCCGCGGCAAGTAACCTGCCGGTCAGGGCCAAGCACCCAGGCGGGCGCCCCAAGGGCACCGGATACCGGCCGACCGATGTGGAGCGCCGCCTGGTCGAGCGCATGGCAGCGATCGGCGTGGCGCAGGGCGACATGGTGCTGCTGCTGCCCAGTCGCCAGAACGCCAAGAACGGCCGCACGATCGAGCACATCAGCATCACCACGCTGCGCAAGGTGTTCGCCGCAGAACTGGCAGCCGGCAAGCTGAAGGCAGACATGCAGGTCATGAACGCGTTCTTCCGCAACTGCGTGGGCACGCCGGACGAGCCAGGCAGCGTGGCCGCCCAGATCTGGTACACGAAGACCAGGATGGGGTGGCGCGAAACCGTCAACGTGTCGCCAGGGACTCCGCAAGAGCCCCAGGACGCCGGAAACGTGATCGACGGCGACGAACCCAACCGCCTCGAGCAGGCCCGCCGCGTGGCGTTCGCCTTGGCCATGGGCGCAAAGCTGGCCACCAAAGACGCCTGACTTGTGCCGGCCAGCCGGCGGTGCTACCATGCGCCGCAACCGGAGAAGCCTATGGCAATGGTGTCGATGAAGCGGGATCCCAAGAGCACGCGCGAGGAGCGCGCTGCCCCCATGGAAACCATGGCCCCGGATTACCCGTGGGGCTTGTGCCTCAACCTCGAGGCCGAGGAGCTCGACAAGCTGGGAATCGCCAAGCTGCCCGAGGTTGGCAGCGAGATGGAGCTCTGTGTCCGCGTCAAGGTGACCAGGGTCGCGCAGAGCGCGAGCACCGACACCCGCGGCAAGAAGGACGAGATGCGCAGCGTGGGCCTGCAGATCACCGACATCGAGATCGAATCGGAGGACGACGAGTGAAAACCCCCGGCATCCCGCACGACTACACCGGCGCCCTCATGGCGCCCGACCAGACCAGCTGCGCTCTGGTGCTCCTGACCACCAGCCGCCAGGCCATCAGCGTGCCCACCGGCGCAACCCACGTGTTCATCAGCAACACGGCAGCGTGTGCAGTGGCATACAGCGCCACCGCCGGCTCGAGCGCAGCCAGCCTGACCACGGCCAGCTCCGGCGCCAACGAGGTGTTCGCCCCCGGCAGCCGCGGCCGCTGGATCGGCAAGGGAAATGTGGCCGAGCTCACCATGCTGGCCCCGACAGCCGGCGGATACGTTTCCCTGGACTTCCGCGGCACCACCTGAGCCATGCCCAACCGCTGGGAACAGATCATCACCAGCCTGTACGGGCAGCGCTTCGGGTTCAACCACGAAGGTGATCTGGTAGTCGACGGCGCAACCGTCGCCACCTTCAAACGCGATACCGCAGGCCAGATTGTCGGCCTGCTCAACACGGACGGCACATCGATCATCCTGCCGATCGTCCTCGCGCAATCCGCGATCCCGTTCGTCCTGCCGAGCAGCGGGACGTTCACCGGCGGCACCGGTGCGTTGAGCGGGCTGACCGCGCTACCAACGACCTACAGCGGCGGGTGTTTCATGTTCTTCCCTGCCGGCGCAGGATTGCCGCAGGGCGCCGGGTGGTACTGGACCATCATGAGTAGCACGACTGCCGGGACGGTCTACAACAACGTCTACAGCAGCGGCGATCCGAAACTTGCGAGTCCCGGCTATGCCACGGCGGGAACCGCAATCACCTCAGGCGCGACCAGTTACACGCAGACCACGAGCGCGACGGCGGACATCTCAGGGCCGATCATCACCGTGCCCGGCGGTTCGATGGGGCCGAACGGGACGCTGGACATCTTCTATCAGGTCGTGGTGCCGAACAACGCAAACGCGAAGCCGATTGCGATCAAGGAAAGTGGAGCGTCTCTTTCCACCAGCACCGGTCTTGCCTCTGTGGCGGGTAACAAGTACTGGTACACGGTGCAGAACAGGAACAATCAAGCTGTCAACGTCGGGCAGTCTGGAGTTGGCGTGCTAGCGCCGGGCAACAGTCCCTTGTACTTCACCAGGAACACAGCCGCTGATACGTTGTGGGCAATCGCGTTCGAAATCGCCACGGCGACGGATTACATCGTAATCGAGCGGTTCGAGTTCCAAGTGAAATACGGAGCCTGACATGGCGATCCAATTCTTCCCCCCGACAGTCGCAGGCGAGACCGCAGCGCGCGCCGTTGCCGACCCGAAGAACCTCGCGTTCGTGGGCCGGCAATGGGAAGTCCGCACCGGCCCCGACTACATCGCGCCGCGTGCGCTGACGCCCGACGAGCAGGACGCCGAGACCGCGCGCAGCGATGCGAAGCTGCGCGACCTTGCCGCGATGACCCCCGCCCAGGTGCAGACATGGGTGACCGACAATGTCACCACCATGGCCCAGGCGCGCGATACCATCTCAACCCTGGCCATCGCAGTGAGCGTGCTAGCCAGAAGGCTGTAGAATTCACCCCGCCGCGCGGTGCCGCTGACGCGCGACGGATCGAGGAGAGGACCAGCGCTCGTGCCACGGGATCTCGCCCGGATCATCACCTCGAAAGGAAGCAGCCATGCCCGAATCAGCCGCCACCCAACCCCTGTACCGCGCCCGCATGCGCACCAGCATCTACGGCGCCCGCCTGGGCCTCGACGATGACGGCATGCTCATCGGCCCGCCCGCCCTCAAGCGGGACGTCCGGACGATCTCTTCGACCATCCCGAACACCAACGTGTACCCCCACGGGTTCACCAGGATCACGGTCACCGGATCCTCGCAGGGCCCGACCCAGCACAACCTGGCCGCCCCGATCCCGGGTGTCGAGGTCACGCTGATGCTCAACACCACGTCGACCGGCAGCCAGCAGTTCGGATCGACGGCGGCCGGCGCGGCCATCATGACGGCCAGCGCCGGCACCACCGCCGGCTGGGTCAACATGCTCGGCCCGGGCGGCAGCATCACGCTGGTCGGCCTGACCACTGCGCTCTGGGGCGTGCGCGAGATGTACGACCAATCGTCCACCGCCGGCGTGCGCAACATCAGCTTCACCACGTCAACCTGAGCGGCGCAAGCCGAGCTCCTGAGGAGGAGACAACATGAAGATCGCCATCCTGGGCTCCGCGCCCAGTTCGATGAAGTTGGCCCCGTATGCAGACCCGCAGTGGCAGATCTGGGGCTGCAGCCCGGGCTTGTACCCTGGCATGCCGCGCACCGACGCATGGTTCGAGCTCCACCGATGGGAGCCGCCGGTGATTGGACAGCCGGACAGCCAGAAGCCGTGGTTCTCGCCGGAGTACGTGGCGTGGATGGCGAGTCGCACGTGCCCAGTCTGGATGTACGCTCCGGTCCCGGAGATTCCGCGCAGCCAGGCGCTACCTGTCCAGGCGCTGGTCGAGAAGTTCGGCAACTACTTCATGACGTCGAGCATCGCGTGGATGATGGCCATGGCCATCGACCAGATTTTGCTCGCACGTCAGCAGAACCCCCAGCACGACATCACGCAGGACGCGATCGGGCTCTGGGGAGTAGATATGGCAGCCACTGAGGAGTGGGGCTTTCAGCGAGCCGGGTGCCAATATTTCATCCAGATGGCCAACAACCTGGGCATCGCCATCATCGTCCCACCGGAGTCGGACCTGCTGCGGCCATCCGCGCCGTACGGCATCTGCGAGACCGACGAATACTGGATCAAGGCCACCGAACGCAAGCGCGAGCTCACCAACCGCCTGGCCAACCACCAGCAGCAGGTGGCATTCCACCAGCGCCAAGTCGACTTTCTGAGCGGCGCGATCGACGACCTGAACTACCACATGCAGACGTGGCACCAGGCCGGCCCCGGCATGTCCACCAACGTCGGCGTGTGGGGCCTGAGCCCCTACCTGAAGGCCCAGACCAAAGGGTGACGTGAGCAGCCTGGCCGAATACCTCGAGGCGCTCGACGCGCTGCCGCAGGAAAAGCGCCTCGAGGCGGTCAGGACGGCAGAAGAACTGACCAAGGAACTGGTCTGGGTGCCCAACCCAGGCCCGCAGACAGCCGCTTTCTTCTCCGAAGCCGACGAATTGTTGTTTGGCGGCGAGCCCGGCGGAGGCAAGTCGGACCTGGGCATCGGCCTGTCGCTGACCAAGCACCAGCGCTCGCTGGTGCTGCGCAGGACCAACAGGGAGGCGGAGAAGCTCTTTGACCGCTACGAGGAGATCCTGGGCACGACGGTCGGGAAGAACTCCCAGAAGGGCTGGCGCTACGGCAACCGGATCATCGACATCGGTGGCTGCCAACTCGAGAGCGACAAGCAAAAGCGCAAGGGCATCGCGCACGACCTGAAGTTCTTCGACGAGCTCGTCGACTTCACGGAGAGCCAGTACACCTTCATCACGACCTGGAACCGCAGCACGGATCCGGACCAGCGCTGCCGGATCGTGGCCACCACCAACCCGCCCACCAGCCCGGCAGGCATGTGGGTGGTCAAGCGCTGGGCGGCATGGCTCGACCCGATGCACCCCAAGCCGGCCAAGGACGGCGAGTTGCGGTGGTACGTGGCGCGCAAGGACGGCAGCGAGATGGAGGTCGAGGGCCGCGGCCCGCACATGGTCGACGGGCGCGAGAAGCTGGCGCGAAGCCGCACCTTCATCCGCTCGAAGCTGCAGGACAACCCCGACCTGACGGCCAACGACGACTACCAGGCCGCGCTCGATGCCGTGACCGGGTCGGACATGCGAGCCATGGTCGAGGGCCGCTTCGACGCCAGCTTGAAGGACCAGCCGCGGCAGCTGATCCCGACCGCATGGATCCGCGCCGCCCAGGACAGGTGGCACGAGAACCCGCCGCCCATGGTGCCCATGTGCGCGATCGGCGTCGACTGCACCGGCGGCGGCCAGGATCCCATGGTGCTGGCCCTCCGGCACGATGGGTGGTACGCACCGCCGGTGGTGGTGCCGGGCGAGAAGATCACCCCGGAGCGCGCCGGCGCCGAGTCGGCCGGCATCGTGGTTTCGTACCGCCGCGACAATGCCGTGGTGACCGTGGACATGGGTGGCGGGTACGGCGGCCCCACCTACGAGGCCCTGCACGCCAACGAGATCAAGGCGGTCCCGTACAAGGGCGCCGAGGGGTCTGTGCAGCGCACCAGGGACGGGTTGCTGAAGTTCGCCAACGTGCGCACCCAGGCCTACTGGCGCTTCCGCGAGGCGCTCGACCCGGCGCAGCCAGGCGGATCACCGATCAAGCTCCCACCGGACCCCATGATGGTGGCAGACCTGGCAGCGCCAACCTTCGAAGCGAGATCGGGCGGGCTACACGCGGAATCGAAGGAGGATGTGTGCAAGAGGCTGGGCCGCTCGACCGACCGCGGGGATGCGGTGGTCATGGCCTGGTTTGCCGGCCCGACATACCTCACCGACGGGGCGCAGTGGCATGCTGACGCCGAAATGGCCAGGCCCTCACGGCGGAGCAACTATGCTGTGATGTCAGACCGCCGCAAGCCGCTCACGGGGCGGCGATGAACCGCCGCCAGCTGCTCCTGCGCGCCTACCGCGCCTCGAGCAGCGCGCAGCGCCGGACATTCGAGGACTGGATGACCGCCGCCGAGCAGTACCAGGTGCATCCGATCGACCACCTGGGCGACGTGGTCGGCTGCATCCTGGCCCGCGGCCCGGAGATCCACCTCACCGCATGGCGCCGGCCGCCAGGCAGCATGCGCAGGCTGGTGCGCCAGGTGCTCCTTGACACGATCGAACGGTGGGGCTATGCAAGAACGGCCGTCATGGCGGATAATCCCGCCGGACTGGCGTTCTGCCGCCGCCTTGGATTCGAGGTTGAGGGAGAGGAAGCGACGGAGTATGGACCAATCAACCACCTGATCTGCCGGAGACCCCGCCATGCGTAGATGCCACTGGTTCGCGCTGTTCTTCCTCGCCACCTTCGCGCCATTCGCCATGGCCGACATGGGCACTGTTGGCATGACCCTCCTGAAGTCGGCCGCAGGTGCGCTGGCCAGCGGCGTGGTCGGGTCCATCTTCGGCGGTGGCAAACAGGCAGCCCCAGCCGCCCCGGCGCCGGCGGTCGAGAAGCCGACGGTGATGCCGACGCCTGACGACGAGGCGGCGCAGAAGGCCAAGAAGCGATCCATCGTTGCCCAGATCCAGCGCCAGGGCAGGGCAAGCACGATCCTGACTGGCGACAACGAGGCGATGGGCTGACATGGACACCAAGGCGCTCAACGAGCGCGTGGATGGCCTGTTCGCCAAGCGGACCAGTTTCCTGTCCCTCCTGCAGGAGATCGCCGACAACTTCTACGTCGAGCGCGCCGACTTCACCAGCCAGCGCAGCTTCGGATCGGAGTTTGCCGGCGAGCTGATGTCCTCCTACCCGCTCTTCTGCCGGCGCGACCTGGGCGACCAGATCGGCCAGATGCTGCGACCGACCCAGAAGGAGTGGTTCCACAGCGCCCCGAAGGATCCCGGCCGCGACAACGTCGACAGCAAGCGCTGGCTGCAGTGGGCCGACAAGGTCATGCGCCGCGCGATGTTCGATCGCAACACCGGGTTCTTCCGGGCCGCCAAGGAAGGGGATCACGACTTCGCCGCCTTCGGCCAGTACTGCAAGCGCATCCGCCTGAACAAGAACCGCGACGGCCTGCTGTTCAACGTCTACCACCTGCGCGACGTGGTCTGGATGGAGGACCAGGACGGCAAGATCTGCATGATCGCCCGCCGGTACAAGGCGACCGCGCGCGACCTGGTGCGCACCTTCCCCAAGGTGGACCCGAAGGTGACGCGCATGACCACCACCGGCCAGAGCCTCGAAGAAGTCAACTGCCGCCACATCGTGGTCGCGGCAGACATGTGGGATGGCAACGCCGGCGGCAAGCCGTGGGTGTCGATCTACTACGACGCCGACCACTTCTTCGCCATGGAGGAGGTCGGAGTCTGGACCAGGCAGTACACCATCGCGCGCTGGCAGACCGTGAGCGGCAGCCAGTACGCCTTCAGCCCGGCGACCATCTGCGCGCTGCCCGAGGCGCGGCTAATCCAGGCCATGGCCTACACCCTGCTCGAGGCCGGAGAGAAAGCCACCAACCCGCCGCTGGTTGCAACCCAGGAGGCCGTGCGATCGGACGTGGCTATCTACCCGGGCGGAATCACCTGGGTGGACGCGAACTACGATGAGCGGCTCGGTAACGCGCTGCGCCCGCTGACGATCGACAAGAGCGGCATCCCGTTCGGCCAGGAGATGATGGCCGACTCCCGCGCCATGCTCATGCAGGCGTTCTACCTCAACAAGCTGCAGCTGCCCCAGCGCAGCGCCGAGATGACCGCCTACGAGGTCGGCCAGCGCGTGCAGGAGTACATTCGCAACGCGCTACCGCTCTTCGAGCCCATGGAGTACGAGTGCAACGCGCAGGAGATGGAGGAGACGTTCGAGATCATGCTTCGCGCCGGCGCGTTCGGATCGCCGGCCGACATGCCGCCCTCCCTGCAGGGCGCCGACATCGGGTTCCAGTTCATCAGCCCGTTGCATGACGCGCTCGAGCAGGTCAAGGGGCAGAAGTTCCTCGAGGCCAAGAGCCTGATCGCCGAAGCGGTTGCCATGGACCAGGCCGCGGCCGCTACCATCGACGTCACCGCGGCGCTGCGCGACACCCTGCAGGGCATCGGCACGCCGGCGGCGTGGATCCGCTCGGAGGTCGAGGTCGAGGACATCATGGCGCAGCAGGCCGCCGCAGCCCAGGCACAGCAGACGCTGGCAGCCATGCAGCAGGGCGCCGACGTGGCCGGCACCATGGCAGAGGCCGAGAAGGCGCGGGCTGACGCGGCCGCTGCCATGCCCGCATGAGCGAGACGACAGAGCAACCGCGCCGCCCACCCCCCAAGCCGGCGCCGCGCCGCACCAGCACCCCAACCAACCAGGATCTGCTGCAGGCCAGCCCGTGGCTCCCGCCGCCGTATGACCTGGCCGATGTGAGCGCGCTGCAGGCGCTGGCGCGCGGCGACGCTGATCCGGAAATGCAGCGGCGCGCCCTGCGCTGGATCATCGACCGCGCCGCCGACACCTATGGATTCCCGTACCGACCGGGAGCCAACGACCGCGACACCAACGTCGCGCTCGGCAGGCAGTTCGTCGGACAGCAGATCGTCAAGCTGCTGAACGTCAACCTGGCGACCCTGCGTCGCACCGAACCGAGGGCAGACCCGCCCGAGGGATAGCACCGAGGAGAGGACCATGAATCGCCGAATCGCAGCCCTGCTGGGCCAGCTGTACCGGGACAACGAGGACGACAAGGGGGGCCAGGGCGGCGCGGCGCCGGAAGGGGACGGCGCCGCGCCGGCGGCCGCCAAGCCGGACGATGGCAAGGGCGCGCCGGCCGCGGATGACGGCAAGGGCGGCAAGCCCGCCGACCCCAAGCCGGCCGCCAAGGGCGACGACGACGCCGGCCCATGGGGGCCGGACTGGCGCCAGCGCCTGGCAGGCGGGGACGAGGCCAAGCTCAAGCGCGCCGGCCGCTACGCCGACCCCGCGGCCATCTTCGACAGCCTGACGCAGCTGCAGGACAAGATCGCCCGCGGGGAGCTCCGCAGCACCCTGCCCAAGGATGCCACGCCGGGCCAGGTGAAGGCGTGGCGGGAGGAGCAGGGCATTCCCGAAGCGCCTGACAAGTACGACCTGGGCGACCTGAAGGTGGCAGATGCCGACAAGCCGGTGATCGACTCCTTCCTGAAGGCGGCCCACCAGGCGAACATGCCGGCCGACGTGGCCAGGGCCACCGTGGGCTGGTACTACGCCGAGGTCGAGCGGCAGACCGAGCAGCGCGCGGAGATGGACAAGCAAGCCGCCAAGGCCGCCGAGGACCAGCTGCGCGAAGCCTGGGGCCCAGCCGAATACCGGGCCAACCTGAACAGCGTCAAGGGCCTGCTTGCCACCGCCCCGGAGAGCGTGCGCGATCGCCTGATGCACGGCAGGCTGGCAGATGGCACCCCGATCCTGGGCGACGCCGATACCATCCGCTTCCTGCTCAGTCTGGCGCTCGAGATCAACCCGGCGACCAGCCTCGACCTGCCGGCCGGGAGCAACCAGGCGACTGCCATCGATGATGAACTGAAGGCGATCGAGGACAAGATGCGCAAGGACCGCAAGGCGTACAACGCCGACACCAAGATGCAGGCCCGGTACCGGGAACTGCTCACGGCCAAGGAGAAGGTGCGGTCCAGATCATGAGTATTCTGCAGGTAGGAGATCACCCAGACGACGTGGGATATGCGCCATATGGCCAGCTTGGCGCCGCCCACTCAGTAAGCGCGGAGCCACAAACCGACGATGACGAAGCGGTACGTGCTCTGCGCAAGGTGGTCGAGGAGATCACCGGCAAAGAGATCGCCGAACCGGAGCCGCGCCGAATCGGCTTCATTTGACCCCCTTGTGCGCCGGAAACAACAGGCATAGAATCCGGCGCACTGGGCGGTCACCCCGAATCACGGCCCCGCCTGAGCACCAGAACACCAGGTAGCTCGGCCCCAGATGCAGCCGCCGGACGGCGCAAGCCCACCCCGCGCAGGCCGCCGATGGTTACCCCGGAGCGACGGTAGAACTTCCGTTTCTCACTCTAAGGGGCAATCATGGCCGATACCGCATTCCAGACCCAGTACCGCTCGGAGTTCATCGCCACCTACGAGCAGACCCAGAGTCTGCTCCGCCAGTGCGTGACCACCGAGGCGGTGATGAAGGGCAACCAGGCAGTCTTCCTCGTCGCCGGCTCCGGCGGCGCCTCCGCCGTCACCCGCGGCGTCAACGGTCTCATCCCGGCGCGCGCCGACGACAACACGCAGAACACCTGCGTCTTGGGGGAGTGGCATGACCTGGTGCGCAAGACCGGGTTCAACATCTTCGCCAGCCAGGGCGCGCAGCGCGAGATCATGCAGCGCACCAGCATGGCGGTCCTGAACCGCAAGATCGACAGCCAGATCGTGACGGAGCTCAACACCGGCACCGTGACCGTGGGCGCCGCCAGCACCCTGCCGACCGTGTCGCTGTTCCAGAACGGCCGGGTGAAGCTCTCCAACGCCAGCGTGCCGTGGGACAGCAACATCACGTTCCTGACGCAGCCCAGCTTCCTGGCCTACCTCGAGCAGACCCCGGAATTCGCCAACGCCCAGTACGTGGACATGCGCCCGTACAACGGCGACAGCGGAACCGCGAGCTGGCGCGACACGCCGCAGGCGTACCGCTGGCGCAACTGCCTGATCGTCGAGCACCCGAACCTGCCCGGCAAGGGGACCACGTCCGAGAAATCGTTCTTGTTCCACAAGGCGTGCATCGGCCACGCGATGGACACGAGCGGCCTGCAGACCCCGGTCGGCTACAACGAGGAGCAGGACTACTCGTGGGCCAGGGCCAGCGCGTTCATGGGCGCGAAGCTGCTGCAGAACAGCGGCAACGTGGTGTTCACCACCGACGGCAGCGCCTACGCCTAAGCGCCGGCAGCCATCACTGACCAAGGAGAGACTCCATGCCCTACCAATCGTCCACTCTCGGCGCCACCAGCGCCAACCCGCCCCGCCTGCTCGTGGCATCGATGGCCGGAAGCAACCCGGCGTCGACCGTGCCGTTCGGTCCCAGCATGTGGATGTACCAGTCGACCGACAGCACCACGCTGGCATTCGGTTCGAACTACTTCACCGACGCCCAGGCCTTGGGCATGCGCCAGAACGACATCGTGTTCGTTCAGTGCCAGTCGAGTGTCGGGTCGAGCCAGGTGCTGGCGATCGGCAGCCTGTCGGCCGTCACCACCTCCGGCGCCAACCTGACCACCGGCGGCGCCATCACCTCGACCTTCAACTAGGTCGAACGCAGGTTCGCTGTTGCCGCGCTTGCCCCGGGCTCCGGCCCGGGGCCTTTTTCGAGGAGAGGACCATGGCGAAGACCGCCACCGAACAGCAGGAAACCAAGCCGGATCCGGCGCCCGCACGGCCGGAGCAGAAGCGCAAGCCGGTGCCGGCCATCCACGACGGGAGATTCGCCGCCGCGGAGTACGAGCGCAGCACCTGGGTGATCACCGCCGAGGAAGGCACCATCCCCGAGGACGTGCTCAATGCCGACTACTACGCCCACGTGGCGGCCAGGCTGAGCCCCTATGACCGCATCGAGGTTCGCGCCAACGACGGCACCTGGATGGCCGAACTGCTGGTGCTCGATGTCTCCAGGTTGTGGGCCAAGGTCCACGCGCTGCACCTGCACAAGCTGACCACCGTCGACGTGAGCCAGAGCAACGTCGAGCGCTTGCTGCCCTACTTCGTGCGGTACCAGGGCCCCCACGACAAGTGGGTGGTGGTGCGTCGCGCCGACTCCCAGGCGGTATCCACCGGCCACGGCACGCCCGAGGCGGCCAACGAGTGGATGATCAACCGGATCAAGGCGGGCTAGATGGCGACCAGCCGCCTGGCCATCTACAACGGCGCGCTTGCCCGCATCGGCAAGCGCACCATCACCAGCCTGACGGTCAACGAGGAAGGGCGGCGCCTGCTCGACGACGTCTGGAACGACGGCGGCGTGCAGTTCTGCCTCGAGCAGGGCCTCTGGAAGTTCGCCATGCGGACCCAGATGCTGGACTACGACACCGCGATCACGCCGGAATTCGGCTACCGTCGCAGCTTCGGCAAGGCCAGCGACTGGATCGCCACCGCGGCGGTCTGCAGTGATGAGTACTTCACGCAGCCCCTGCTGCGCTACCAGGACGAGCAGCGCGCCATCTTCGCCGACCTGGACCGCATCTACGTGCGCTTCGTCTCGAACCACAACGACTGGGGCATGAACCTCTCCAACTGGCCAGCCAGCTTCACGGAGTACGTCAAGACCTACTTCGCCAGCCGGATCGTGCTCAAGGCGACCGGCGACAAGGAACTGGCGCTGGCGATGACCAAGGCCGGCGGGCTGGTCGACCAGGCGCTGCTGACCGCAAAGAACAACGATGCCCAGCTTGATCCGCCCAAGTTCCCGCCGCCCTCGTCGTGGATCAACGCGCGCCGCGGCGCAACCAGGGGATCCTGGCGAGACGGCGGGAACCGCCACAGTCTGATCGGGTAGCCCGATGGCGCGAGGCAACGTCGCGCTGTTCACCTTCAACCGCGGCATGGTGTCGCGGCTGGGCGCCGCGCGCCAGGACATCAAGCGCCTGGCGCTGGGCGCCAAGAACATGACCAACTGGGTGGCGCGGTCCCTGGGGTCGATGAACATCCGGCCCGGGCTGGGCTACCTTGGCAGCACCAAGAGCGATCTCGCTCCCCGCCTGCTGCCGTTCGTGTTCTCCCTGTCCGACAAGGCGCTGATCGAGCTGACGAACACGGTCATGCGGGTGTGGGTGTCGGACGCGGTGGTGACCCGCACCGCAGTCTCGACAGCCGTGACCAACGGCACCTTTAACACCGACGTGGCCAGCTGGACCGACGACGACGAGGCCGGCGCAACCAGCCAGTGGGCTTCGCCAGGCTATATGCAACTGACCGGAACCGGCACCAACGCCGCCATCCGCACGCAGCAACTCACTATCGCAGCGGCCGACCAGAACGTCGAGCACGCCATCAACATCACGATCGCCCGCGGCCCCGTGACACTGAGGATTGGAACCACCAGCGGCGCCGACGACCTGCTCGCCGAAACGGAGCTTGGCGAAGGCAACCACAGCCTGACGTTCACCCCAACAGGGGCGAGCGCGTACGTGCGCTTCCAAAGCCGCCTGCTGCGCCTGGTCTGGGTCGACTCGGTCGCCATCGCCAGCGCCGGCGCGATGGAGATCACGACGCCTTGGACGACGGCCGACCTTGACTATGTGCGCGAGGACCAGAGCGGGGACGTGGTGTTCGTGGCCTGCTCAGGCAAGCAGCAGTACAAGATCGAGAGGCGCGCGACCCGGTCCTGGTCGGTGGTGAAGTACCTGGCCGACGACGGCCCGTTCATGACCCAGAACACCGGGCCGATCACCATGACGCCGAGCGTGCCCACCGGCAATGGCACGCTGACCGCCAGCGCGGCCTACTTCAAGAGCACCAACGTAGGCGGCCTGTTCTCGGTGACGCACACCGGCCAGCGCACCTCTGTGACCGCCAGCGCGGAGGACACCTTCACAAGCACAGAGCTCAAGGTGACCGGAACCGGCACCGCCAGGGCAATCACGGTCGAGATCAGCGGGACGTTTGTGGGCACCCTGACGCTGCAGCGCTCCACCTCGAGCGCATCCGGCCCGTGGGCCGACACTGCATCGACCTACACCGCCCCGACCACCACGTCGGTCAACGACGGGCTGGACAACCAGGAGGTCTGGTATCGGATCGGCATCAAGACGGGCAACTACACCTCCGGCAGTGCCACGGCATCACTTTCGGTCGGCATCGGTTCCACGCGCGGCGTAGCCAGAGTCACTGCATTCACCAGCAGCACGGTGGTCGACATCGAGGTGCTCGAGCAGTTCGCCGCGGTTACGGCCAGCGACGACTGGGCAGAGGGTATGTGGTCTTCTCGCCGTGGCTGGCCGTCCGGCGTGGTGCTGCACGAGGGGCGCCTGTGGTGGGGCGGCAAGGACAAGATCGCCGGCAGCGTCTCGGATGCCTTCTACAGCTACGACCCAGACTACGAGGGCGACGCCGGCCCGATCGTGCGGTCGATCGGCACCGGCCCGGTCGACGACATCAGCTGGCTGATGAGCCTGCAGCGGCTGGTGATCGGCGGCCAGGCCACGGAGTACTCCTGCCGCTCCTCGAGTCTGGACGAGCCGCTGACCCCGACCAACTTCAACCTCAAGACCAGCAGCGGGCAGGGGGCGGCCCCCGTGCGGCCGCTGAAGGTAGGGGCAACCGGCATCTTCGTCCAGCGCGGCGGCACCAGGGTCTACGAACTGGCGATCGACCCGCAGACCTACGACTACGCAGCCAACCACCTGAGCGCTGTCAACCCGGAGATCGGCAAGCCCAGGATCATGCGCGCTGCGATACAGATGCAGCCCGAGCCGCGCTGGCACGGAGTGCGCTCCGACGGCACTGCCGTGCTGCTGATGTTCGACCGCTCGGAGCAACTGATCTGCTGGAGCCTGGTGGAAACCGATGGCGACGTGGTCGACGTCGCGGTCCTGCCAGGATCCACCGGCACCGACGAGGACCAGGTGTACTACGCTGTCCAGCGGTCCATCAACGGCGCGACCAAGGTGTTCCTGGAACGCTGGGCCACCGAAGACCAATGCCGGCCGACCGCCGGCGTGCTGACCGCTTGCCGGCTGGCAGACTGCCACGTGACCTTCACCGCGGGCACCGCTACGCCCATCATCACCGGGCTGTCTCACCTCGAGGGCGAGCAGGTGGTGGTGTGGGCAGACGGCAAGGACTACTCCTACGACACCGACGACAGCACGCTGCTGTACACCGTGGCCAGCGGACAGATCACCCTGCCAGTGGCCGTGAGCAGCGCCGTGGTTGGCCTGCGCTATGTGGCGCAGTGGGAAAGCGCCAAGCTGACGCAGGTGCCGGTGCAGATGGGTACGGCCCTGACGCAGCACAAGAACATCAGCAACGTCAGCCTGATCCTGGCCGACACGCACTACCGCGGCCTGCGCTTCGGCCGCAGCTTCTCGGTGCTGGACGACATGCCCAGCACCGAGGAGGGCTATGCGGTCACGGCCGACACGCTGCACACCGACTACGACGCCGAGGCGATCATCTTCCCGGGCGACTGGTCGACCGACGAGCGGGTGTGCCTCGAGGCCAAGGCGCCACGGCCGTGCACCGTGGTGGCGGCGGTGATTGAAACGGGGGTCAACGAATGAGCTTCAGCGCCCTGATGCCGTACATCCCCGCCCTGCTGATCGGTGGCCGCGGCGGCATGGAGTGGGCCGCCAACCAGGACATGGCGCGCGCGAGCCGGGTCATGGCAGACCGCGCCGCGGTGGCCGGCCAGTTCCAGGCCGAGCAGGCGCGCGTCAACGCCGGCCAGGCATTGGCAGCCAGCCAGCGCGATGCCGCAGAGCAGCGCCGGCAATCAGCCTTGCTGCAGAGCCGCGCGCTGGCGCTGGCGGCCGCATCTGGCGGAGGGGCTACCGACCCGACCGTAGTCTCGGTGATCGGCAAGATCGCCGGCGAAGGGGCCTACCGCGCCGCGGTGAGTCTGTACCGGGGCGAGGAGCAGGCCAGGGCGCTACGCATGGAAGCAGCAGCCCGGGACTACGACGCCGCGGCGGCACGCGAGGGCGGCGAGTTGCGCGCCGCCGCCTACCGATCGGCCGCCAAGACTGGCGTCCTGCGCGCTGGCCTGAGCCTGTTCGAGAAGTACGGCATGGCCGACCAGCCCAAGGCCGCTGGCACCGCCACCTGGACCAGCGGCTATGACCTGCCGCACGGCGACTCCGGCGGCTCCTACGACGGATCATCCTGACAGACCGCCGGAGCCTGACCATGCCACGACTGCCTGACGCCACCGCCTTCGGCCAGCGCCCGACCCCGCAGCCGGTACTCTCGACCGCCCGCATCGGCACGGGAGACAACGAGGCGCTCTTCATGGAGTCGCAGCAGACGCTGCGCGAGGGCGCGCTGCTGGGCCACACTGCAGACGTGATCCACGCCAGGAACGAGGCAGACCGGAAGGAGTTCGAGCGCAAGGCCAAGATCGAGCAGGACCGGATCGACAACATCCGGGCCGAGGAAGCCTTCACCGCGCTGCGCGAGAAGCAACTCGACCTGACCATGGGCGACAACGGGTTCGCCAAGATCAAGGGCACCGCGGTCCTGTCCAAGCCACTGCTGAAGGACTACGGCGGCAAGTTCGGCGAGCACGTCAAGCAGATCGAAGGCACCCTGGGCACCGAGGAGCAGCGCCAGCGCTTCCGCGCGCGCGCCGGCGTGGCCGAGATCCAGTTCCGAGAGGACATGCTGCGCCACATCGCGGCCGAGGGCAAGGCGGCCGAGAAACAGCAGTTCGAGGGCATGGTAGGCGTGGAGTCGCGCGCCGCGGTGGCGAACTGGGACAAGCCAGGCGCCGTTGCACTGAGCCTCGAGCGCATGCGCGCCGGCATCGACCGGCTGGCGGAGTCGAACAACTGGGATCCCGAGTTCACCAAGGCGCGCAAGATGGAGCTCGCCAGCAAGGTGCACGACGCGGTGATCGACCAGGCCATCGCCAGCGGAAACCTGACGTATGCCCAGGACTGGTACAAGCAGCACAAGGGCGAGATCGACCCCAACACTGCCAAGGCCCTGCAGGCCAAGGTGGTCGATGCCGACCAGCGGCAGAGGTACAACGGGTACCAGACCGGCTACCTGTCCGTGCAGGACTCCATTCCAGGCCTGAAGGCGCTGCAGGATGCCGTGACCAAGGACGCCGGCCTGAGCGACGAGCGCAAGAACATCCTGATCGGCCGCATCCAGAACCAGACGGCCAGCCTGATGCGGCGCCAGGAGGCGCTCGCCGAGCGCGCCGACCGGCGCGCCGAAACCGAGCTCAACGGGTTGCTGGCCAGGATCGGCCGGGGGTACGAACCGCCGGCCGAGGATCTGGGGCGCCTGGCCGACATGGCGCGTGGCCGCCCGCAGGTGCAGCAACTGCTGCGCGAGGTGATCACCACCGCCAACGTGACCCGCAACTTCCGCAACGCACACCCGATGGTGCAGGAGCAGACCCTCACGCAGGCCGAGGTGGGCGTGCGCGAGGGGCGCGTCGACCCGAAGCTGCTCACCACCCTCCGCGGCGTCTACGCCGCCCAGGCCGAGGAGCGCAAGAAAGACCCGGTGACCTATGCGGTGCGCCAGGGCATCAGCAGCGCGGACGACCCCAGCGGCAACGACCTGGCCGGCAAGCCGATCGACTGGTCCAGGCCGGACCAGATGGACCCCAACCAGCTGATCGCCCGCATGGACCTGACCAGGTACATGGCGCGGAACTACGGCGCGCCGGTCAAGCCGATGACCGTCGAGGAGCAGGCGCTCGCCACCAGCACGCTGGCGCAGCTGGACGCGACCGGGCGCCGCGCCTACTTCCAGGCCATCGCGTCCAACCCGGCCGTGCAGCGGGATCCGTCGGCCTACCGCGCCATCCTGGCGCAGATCGCGCCCGACAACCCCGTGGTGGCCAACGCCGGCATCCTGGCCCAGAAGCGGGTCGCCGACCCCAAGCACGGCGATGTGGCCATGCTCATCCTGCAAGGGCAAGACCTGCTGAACCCAAACCGGAAAACGGATGGCAAGCCGGGGGGTGGTCTGATCAACATGCCGGCCGAACGTGAATTCCAGAAAGGCTGGGACGACAAGGTCAGGAACGCCTACGCCACCAACCCGGAAGCAGGCAATGCCGCGTACCAGACCGCCAAGGCCATCTATGCAAGCATGAGCCTGAAGGCAGGCGACTCCGACAAATCCGTCTTCGACAGCGGGCGCTGGGGGGATGCGGTGCGCATGGCAACTGGTGGCACCGTGCGCATCAACGCAAGCACTTTCGTGAAGCCGCACGGCATGACCGAAGGGGAATTCGCTGACCAGTTCGACCTGCGCCTGCGCGCGCTGGTGCAGTCGGGTCGACTGCAGCCAACCATGACCATGAGCAAGCTGCGGGACATGGGCATCAGGAACTACCGCGGCGGCCAGTACGTGCTGATGGTAGGAGACAGCGTGCTGGCCGACAAGGAGGGCCGCGATGTAGTGATCGACTTCGAATCTCCCCTGCCCGCCATTGAAGGCACAGCCGTTCGGCCTGGGCAAATCCCCAAGCCCAAAGTGCCATCGACCGCGATGCCGCGCCACTGGAGCGAGGCGAAGTGAGCGGATTTGACCTGTACGGCGACAAGTCGGTCGAGAACCTGGCCGCGCTGCCGCGCACCCAGGTGGCCGACCCAGGATTCGGCGAGGGGTTCGTCCGCGGCACGGGCATGGCCATCATGCGCGAGGCGTTCGCCAAGCCCGCCCGCTCCATGTCCATGCTTGGCGCCGTGGCGCCGATCGCCGTCGACGCCATCACCGGCGGCACGACCCTGCAGGACAAGTACTTCCGTACGCACCAAGACGTCTTCGACAATGCGGTCAAGTTCTGGACCCCCCAGCCGGGCGAGGTCGGAACCGCCGCGGAACTGACCGGCGGCCTGATCGGCACGCTGGGACAGATCGTCCTGAGCCCGCATCTGGCCGTGAGCAACCAGATCCTGTCCCAGGGCGAGGATCTGGTCACCCAGCCTGGCGTGAGCGCCGGCCAGGCGCTGGCGGTCGGCATCGCCCAGGGCGCCGGCCTAGGCGTGGGCATCTGGGCGCCCCCCTGCCCTGGGCTACAACCTGGTCACCAAGGCGGCCACCGGCGCCGGCGTGAACCTGCTGCAGGGCATCCTGACCCGCGGCG